CATCGGTCTATGCAACCACCAGCCAACTAATTCTTGAAAAGTCCCTTTCTCCATCTCCTGTAGAAGTTGGAGTTGAGATAAAAGTTCTTTGTTCTGGCATAAGGCCAATGCAACATTAGATGCCTTTGCTAATATCAATGCTTTTTGTAATTGTTCTTTTGTCCATTCTTGATGAGGACAACCGTGCTCATGCCATCCGTCTGTTGGATGAAATCTGCAATTCCAATGAGGATTGGCAATTTCTTCATCGCATTTTTTTTGAAACTCTTTATTATAATTATCCATTATTTTCCACCTCTTTCCATTCTGATTCAAATATTTGCATTGTTAATGCTTCGTCCATTTTACTCATAAAAATACCATGAGATTTCTTATACCACTCCCATGCAAATTCCCTCTTCCAATTATTAACTTCTGATTTTATATTCATCAAAGCCGGTAACGAGAGGATAATTGCCTGTGGCACGGCTCGGATAGGATAATCATTTTGTTTATAAATAACTTCTGCCAAGTGTAAAAGTAGTTGATTTTTACATTCTTCAATTATCTCCGCCCTAAATTCCTTTTCCTCATCGGCAGATAAGATGCGGACGGTTTCAGAATTGTCTGGAGTAACAGCAGATGCAAATTCTCTGCTTTCAAACTTTATATCCGTGTTTGCTATAATTGTATATCTCTTCATTTTAGTTTTCCTTTATAGAAACTATTTTTTCAGGAATTTTATAATTCTTGCTTAGCCATTCTACAAACATAATAACCATCTTGCCATTATATTCACCACTACTTATTTGTTTGTCATATTCAATATAAAATCTATTTGAAATATCGCGCCATTGCAATCCTTTCTCTTCCTGTTCGGGTTGAGATTGTTTATGTTTATTATAATCATCGGCAAGTATATCTATTTGTAATTGTGTAATAGCATCACTCATATTCATTGTTTTGCGAAGCTCTGTATATCGTTTAATAGCATCCATCTTCATCTCCTTGAAATTAATTACATTCTGCCAATCCACCATTATAACCGTAAACTCCATCTATGCCTCGTCTATCTTGAGGAGTATTGTAATGTTGACCGGGTTCACCATACCAATTTTCTCCATCTCCACAACAAGTGCAAACGCTTACATCGTGATTGATATTTAATTTTATCCAATCAAGAATAATTTGGTTATCTCCGGTATGGTCAAATTGTTTTAATACTTCATCCGGCACTTGATGTAAATTCTTATATCCCGTTCCTTCACAAACATTGCAAGTCATTTTTGTTTATTTTCACTCGATTGGTTCTTTACGTCGAACTTATCCCGAAGGTCATTTACTATGCTATCGACGAATTCATTAGATGCCGGAGGCGGAGCTTTAATACAATTAAGTTTATGCGATTCAATATTTGGGTGTTCTTTTTTACAGTATGGACAGATTTTTAAAGGATTATTAGATTGAGAGTATTTCCATCCGCCTTGCTGTGTGCCTGATTTTCGTTCTCGTTTTTCCTGAACAGCATCTTTTACCCAACGTCTAATCATCGCTGCATGAGACTTGTATTCGTTATATTTTTTTTCTCCCTTTTCTTTAAACCATAAATTGAGAAATTCGATACATTCTCTAACAAATACTTCTCCATAGTCTTTTACTAAACTATCATATTCTTTCTTAGTTAGCAAAATGAGATCGGTATAATGTATTTTTTCCTCTTCAGTTTTTGGGATAGGCTGATTTGGCCTTACTTCTATTGCACGTCCGATTATTTCGTCACCTTCTTCGTGTGCCGGATACTCGGGATTCTTTCTGTCCTTTATTAAAAAGCTATTTATTCTTTCAAAGGCCTCCTCATTATACTGGATAACCAATTTACCCTTCTTAGTTTTATAACGAGTCCATAGTCCTGACTCGCAAATTTCTAATATGGCATTTTCAAATTTCGGAACAGGACGCTTAGACAAAGGCATACATGTAGCTTTTACGAGTTCAGCGTCCCCTTCACACCTGCCCCAGTTATCCGTGTGAGGCAAGACAAAGAAATACAAACAACGTGCGAAGTCAGAAACGGAATTCAACGCCTTGTCACGATTAATTCCTATCTCTATCATTCTGCGCCTCTTGGGTTGAATTTTCGCCATTGGTTTCCTTCGTTGAATTGTTCGATTCGGAATTACTGCCATTGTTTAATATTTGTGCAGTTGGAGAATTTAGAAGTGTATTGTTTGCCTTGAAACAATTTTCTTTGAGTAGCTTGCCAAGCCTTAAAGTCTCTTGGCATAATTGCATTTTTTTCGTCTGTTCTATTATCATCGGATCAAATTCTTCCGGCTTCAACGCCCAAAAATATCCTCTCTGACAAGAAGCTATCCAATCGCCAAGTTCACGCCTGTAATGAACCATTTTGTAAACGTCCTCGACCTTAATTTTTACCGCTGATCCATCGGCATTCAAAACTATTTGAGCAGCGTTTCTCGGATTGTCCGGCGTGATGTTCCCAAGCGCACGATTAGTCTTTAACCAGTTGCTTAACCGTTCCGAATAAATTATAAGTTCAGGCGTAAGTTCTATCATTTTATTCACCATTTATCCTTTTTTAATAAAGACGGTATTGCAAGAATAACCCGCCAGTAAATATACGTTGCCATTTTCAATGCTTCCTTCCAGTCTATCACTCCGCCACAATCGGGATACTTATACCAAGTCGCCACTGTTCTAAAGCCTCTCGCAGTTCCGGTTCTATGAGACGATGATTTGCTTATTATAATATAACCAGCTCCTTGCACTTCAAATCTCTTTTCTTTGTTTTTCATTTTATTACTCCGCAGGTTTCAAAATGTGAGATGAATCCAACGTCTCCACGTTTTACTCCTTTTTGTTTCATTCCATCCGTCCGGTAGATTATAACATCGACAGAATCTTCTTTAGCCACGAACATATGAGCATCTACGGGCATGAACTTACCGGACGGCAAAGGAATAAACAATATATTCTGCTGACATCTTTTACAGGGGATCGGTTTATCCGAAGGGTTCATTATCGTGTAGTTGAATTCTTAAACGGAACGATGCCGGGAATGTTTTGAGTTATTTTCAAAGCTGCAAGGATTTCTTTTCGCTTCGGTTCTAATTTTACTAAGTCCGGGCGGGCTTCGTAAAGTTTCGATAAATCTTGCACATCGTAATCCCAAAATTCTATGAACGTTGCTTTTGCAGTTCCGGTGTGAACGGTTGATTCTTGTTCAACATCGATAACTTTTGGCGGTGCAACGATTCTTTCGGATCTCTGTTCTCTGGCGGCCGTCAAGCGTTCTTCATCTTGCCGTTTATTGAATGCTTCCAGTTCAAGCCGTTGTTTTTCTGCTGCCAAAGTCCTTACGGTGTCCCGGTAGAATTGCATCTTTGTATTTATTTTCTTGATAGCCGCTTCCATAATTTCTAAAGGACTTTTGAAATAACCATTGACGGTTTTCACATACTTATTCGGCGAATCAATTACTTTTTTCCTGACCTCTTCGCCTGTTTTGGCTTCGCTTTTTATTTCCGTTAATCCGTTAATCGCTATGACTAAATCCTTGTCATTCATGATTTCCAGATTGCTGGCAAACTTCTCCGCATTGATAGATGCTTTGACGAGTTCGGTTATATCAAAAGATACTTCTTCGGCTTTTACAACGATTTTTGTTTGAGTTATTACTTCTGGTTCTGTATTCATTTTCTTTTCCGTTTTTAAAAACGATTATTAAAAAAATTCACCCGGTTGCCAGTAATAATCCGCTACGATGATTCGACAACCGGGCGATCTGCCCGGAGTTTCCGGGTTACTTTAAATCCTTTTTTGCCATTACATATAACTTTTGAATTTGATTGCGTTCATTCTGAGCGCACTTTTCTTTTATCTCTGCAAGCCGTCTTGCATACCATAAATCAACGGCTTCTTTCGTGCCTGTTTTCTTCGCTTCCTCGAGTTCGGCTTCCAGTATTTCAATAAACGTTGAATCTCCGGGCTTTCCGGCAGGTTGGGAAGCACCCACAGAGGGGTTAATTCCTTGATTAGCCTCGTCAAGCGGGGTTTTCTCGGCTGCATCGGTAGATTGTCCGGCTTCAGGGTTTTTAACCGTGTCTGCTGTTTTTTCCAGCAAGGGGAAAAGCTCGGTATCTTTTTCAAGTCCGTCTTCAACTGCTCGAAGTGCCGATGTAATTTGAATCACTTTTTCAATGTCCCATGCAGGTTCTTTTCCGTATTCTCCTTCAATACGTTCCTGCGCGATACCGATGGCTGCTGCTTTTTTGAGAATCATTAATTTTGCTTTTTCGATTCCCATACCTTCAATCTTTGAACGGACATTTTGTTTTGCAGTGGAAAAAACTTTATCAGATAAGAATTTAGGCAAGGCATTTAATACAGCATTTCGCATTGCCTTCGATGTGCCGATCTGAAATATAATGTCAGTTCCACGTTCACCACGATATACGTCCTTGCCGTCCTTTTTCTTCGGCGATACTTTATTCTGCCGGAAGGGACGCACAAGATTAAATCCGGTTTCGAGATCAATGAAAACACCCTCGAAGACATAACATAATGGTTGCTCAACTACCTTGCATTCAATGGCACAATTTCCGAAATTCCGAACCATTGAAAGTGCCGCTCCGATTGTCAATCCTTCGATGATCTCTCCACCCTGTTTCCATGAATAATAATAACTATCCCCGGCCATCGCTGCTTCGACTAAACATCTTCGTTCAACGTCCTGTAAATTTCTTGGACGAATAACCTGCACTGCCGTCTGGTATGATGTTCGTGTCTGAACCATTCCTTCGATCAATGTCGTTTGTGCTTCTTGGATTTTATCCAATGCTTCATTCGGATTCATTCTCTGTTACTCCTTGTCCTATAACTTTGGACATTATATTTAGCTTGCGTGAATTGGTTACTCGTAAATATTGATTATAGATTCTCGGATTCTGTTCTTTCAAAAGTTCTACATCAATACCACGTCTTGATTGTGATTTCCATACTACTTTAAATGCTTGGGATTCTCCTTTCTCTGCATTGCCAAGCAGGGCTTTGATCTGATTATCATATGCTTTGATTTGCGTTTCCAAAGAATATTTATCCTGCACGGCTGCGTTTCGGAATTCGATTATACGATTTGCTTCATCATTTAATTCCACCGATTGCAGCGGTTCTGAATTAGGGAAAAGTGCAAGTAATGTTTCGGCATCATTCGCACCGATTGTCATTGGCATGATACGTGGAACGATATAATTTTCCCAGAGATTACGTTCGCCAAATAGAATTTGCCGATTAATATTTTCGTCTCGCTCGACAATCTTAAAATCATCTGTTTCGTTACCGATTATATATGCAAGGTATGTTCCGTCAAATCCGCAAACCATATTTTGATGATGACATTGGATTAAAAATTCTTGGGGAATTTCCTCTCCTTCAAGTTCTTTCGCTTTTCTCACTCCGATATATTTACACTCTACTCCCCAATTTTCGCCAACCACTTTTCTATCAGGTCTAGCTCGGATGAAGTTGTACTGCGGATGTGTAACCATTGGAATTCGTTCCACTTGAAGTCCGGTTCTTTCCGTAAAAAGTTCAGCAACCATGTCCTCCATTTTGTTTCCGAGTTTTACAGATGTTTTATTGGAAATATCTTCCGGCGTTAGTTGACCTGTTTTCTCCGCCCAGAGGGTTAATACAGATTTGAAACGAGACAAACCTAATGCGGCAGCAGCGTCACTTGCGCCGATATAGTTTACGCGCTCCGCTATTTCTTCTTGGGTGAGCAATTTCTCTTTCCTTTCAGCTTGCCTGCTTGTTTATAATGTGAAGCAAGGATATTGCTTGCTATCCGGCTTCGGTTTCCGTCTGCATATCCATTTATGGAGAACTTTGACGCACTATCATTTGCATCATTAGTCATCGCTTCCACAATGAAAATAGGCAAACTCAGTGTAACAGCCATATTATTCAATCCTTTTACTCTGCCCATTTTTACCCTTTCTTGTTATTAATGTTCTTAATTATAATAAAATTATGTGATAGATAAAAGTTATTTTATTTATCCTTCCTCTTCATCGAAATCAAACATTCGTGACGGCATTTCTTCAATTAATTTATCCGTTTCCGTTTTGATATTCTCAAATGAATTGAGAATGTTCTGTCTTAAATCAGCAGAACCACGTAAACCATCGGCGGAAACATTTTCAAGCAACGCCCTTGCCCTGCCAACGGTCTCGGCAAGTTCCGTATCATCCATTAAGTTCTTTGCATCGAAGGTATCGAAGAAGTCATGGAAGTTGTCTATGAACGCATCCTTGATAACTTTTTTCTTGCCGGAAGCATCGGGAGTCAAGCGTTCAATCATATGGCTGACTAAATCGCCTGCGCTGGCACGTAAGGTTGCAATAATTTCTATTTGAGCATCCTGAACCTGCTTTTTTAACTTCGCAATTTCCTGTTCTCTGATTCCCGGAGGCAACGTGTCGGGAATTGAAAAACTAATCCAACTCCATCGGAGATTAAAACTATGCCGAAGTTGTTCCACTGACGGATAGTCCGATTCGATAAATAGGTTTCCAAGTGCTTCACGCGATTCATTAACCTGTGCCGGATAAGCCGTGATAAATGCAGGCACAAGAATGTCCCGGATATTCGCCTTTGCTTTTGCAAGTTCAATTTCAAATTCCGTTACTTGCTTTAGATCAACAATGAAAATTCCATCCTTCAGAAATGACGGCATACATCTTTCCATGCACCACGCTTTTAATTCGTGTTGTGCGGTTCGTATCGCCTTGTATTCCGGCGACTTAATTAATCGCTTGGATAATGATAAACGCTTCTTATCCGGTTCGTGATTCTCAGGGTTTTCATCAACACCTCCGCTGTAAAATGTTGCATCTTCCAAGCTGCCCTTTGCCCGGTTGCCCCACGCGGAAAGTGTAAGCGTGAATAATGTTGCACGTTCAAGAATGTTGCTCGTTAACTGTTTCATTTGTTTTCGCCTCTTCGGTTTTTATTTAATTCAGGATCAAGTTTCATATTACTTTTTGAGTAAATAAATCCGACTCTTCGGAATCGTGTTCAGCTTTTTTAAGATTCTCAATAGCAATTCTGAAATAAGATTGCTTTAATTCTATTAAGACAGCTTTACGTTTAAATTTAATCGCTTCATAAGCCTCAGAACCAATTCCACCGAAAGGCGTTAAGATTGTTTCGCCGGGATTGGAATATAATTTAATACAGCGTTCAATCGTTCCGAGTTGTAATGGACAGATATGTTTTTCATCGTCTTTATCCCTTGCAGTTGTGTACTGCAGGGTATCGGATTCAGAAATGCCTGTCCAGATACCGCCTGCCCATTCAATCCATTTCTCGTTATCAATTTCTCCATTAGAAACAGGATTAACACTCTTTTCTGCTTTTCCCTCTTTTTTAAATATTAAAATATGATCTAAAAGTGCCGGACGTGAATCGCTTGAATCTCTCCTGAGTTGTGCAAATAACAACGCCTTTGAATGCGTTCTAATCGCTTGCGCTTGAGGGTTCTTGGTAACGATTGCCCTGCCGTGAAATATCCATCCATTATCAATGTGTGCTTTAATAACCGCACCGGGGAAGTCTCTAATACCAATATATCCGTCTTTCATTTGCATTGCGGGAATATCCGATGTATGCACACAAGATATTCTGCCTTGTTTTGTGATTCGATTTAATTCGCGGATAATAAATCCGTAATGAACAAAGAACTCATCCCAATCTCTACAATTTCCCAAGTCTCTTTCTGTTGCTGAATAAGTGTATAAGTCTGCAAATGGCGGAGAGTAAACAGAAAGATCGATCGTATTATCTTTCACCTCTTTCAATCTCTCGCAGGAATCGCCAAGCATAGCAGTATATTTTTCGCTTGTTACAGTCTTTTCAGTATAGACCGTTTGTATTTTTTCCACACCTTTTCCAAGTTCTTCCATTTCGTAATTTTTCACCTCCTCAATTAATCCGTTCATCATTCGCTCAGACATTTCGCCTTTGCGTTTTATGTTTTCATATATTTCCATCTCAATATCAGACACAACAATATAAACATTAACTTCTTTTTTCTGACCGAAACGATAACATCTTCTTATACACTGATAAAACATTTCCCAAGAATCGTTCAATCCAAAAAATATTACGTTATAACAGTTTTGGAAATTCATGCCGTAGCCCCCTATTTTTCCCTTACTAATCATAACCCGGATTTTCTTATCCTGAAAATCTTCAAATGCTTTCGCCTTATGTTCTGCGTCCTGACTTCCTTTTACTTCAACGGCATCCTCTATTCCATTTTTTGCAAGTGTAGATTCAATATCCAATCCACACCAGATAAGCCATTGACCCTTTTCTTGTGTTAGCTTTTGGATCTCTATTAATTTCTTATCAGATGTTTGATTCCTAACATCGGCGCGCTGCTTAAGTCCTTTTAATCCAGAAAAGAATAGTTCATCTTTAGGCACATATTCGGCATTAACAATGACAGGAATTATATTCAATTTAGGCAATTTGAATCCATCGTCATCATATCCTAAATCAGAGGGTTTCCTAATTGCCATCGCCCAAGAAGATAGCCATCGAAAATAATCTTTTTGAGCATGGTATCTCATTCGCCATTGAGTGCCGTTTTTATTTGAATGTTTCTTACGAAGTATATGTCCGGAGTCAGTTACTATCTCGCTTGTTTTATTTGCATTAACGAAATAAGTAGATAGCATTTCAGCGGTAGAACATACACCTAAGAACTCCGCATGATTTCCAAGTTCTGTGTAATCGTTCGGAGCCGGTGTAGCAGTGCAACAAAGTTTATAAGGAACATCCTCGAAGTATTTAATTAACTTCCTTCGAGTTTTACCATCGAGAGATTTTAAAATAGAACTTTCATCTAAAACAATAGCACTTAATTTATGAGAACAGGAATCAAAATTATCAATGTTCTCGTAGTTCGTTATAAATATTCCCGTTGTTATTTCATCTTGCGATCTGATATATTTTACATCAGCGTCAATCTTCTTTCCTTCCCGGATGGTTTGACGTGCAACAGAAAGAGGGGCAAATATTAGAGTAGTGTTTCCGATTATCCTTGCCCATTCAAGCTGTATAAATGTTTTGCCAAGTCCGGTATCTGCAAAAACCGCACATCTACCCATTTTGACAGACCATACAACTATGTCTCTTTGAAAATCGAAGAGCATCTTATTGACTTCTTTAGGATTGATTTTCATTCCCAATGGTTCAACGGTTTTCTTTTTTGTATTTAAGAATTTTTGGTATTCTTTATTTTCTTTTCCCATTCTTCTCTCACTTTCTTAAATTCATCATGCATCCAACAATGCCACATATAATCGGAACTTGGCATATCGGCAGTATTTATTTCTGAAAATTCATTGTAAGGTATTCTACCGAGTTTCTCAAATAAATATTTATGTTCTGGCAGGCAACCTCTTTTCTTTGTTCTTGATTTTGTGATACTCTTCGAGAAGTTTCGTCAATCGCGGACATTCTACGAGCATATCATCTTGAGTCTGATAACAACTTCCTTTTACATTTGAGCTTGGAATTCCATCGCATTCCTCGCAATCCTCGTTCTTGTCAACGTGGTTTCTTCGCGCCCATTCGTCAAATGATAATTGTTTCATATTGTTCCCTTAAAATCTTTCCCGTCTCTCTGGATTTTCCAGTGCCATGCTAACGAGACATTGAGGTAAGGTTCTCATAGCAAGAGACGGGAAGTTAATTAATCCCCACCGTTCAGATAATGAACAGCCGCCCTCGCTTCTTTTTTAGTCGCATACTCTTCTTGAGTTACAAATTTGCACTTGGGATTATAAATATAAAATCCTACTTCCCAAATTCCTGCTTTAGTGTTGAGGTATACATACATTCTGATTCTCCTTTTGCTGTGCATAATTTAATCTTAATAATGGCTCGTTGTTTGAACACTCGGCAATATCTTCTGTTTCTTTCTTGACCTTCTCGCCGAATATATTTAATAACCGAATAACATTTGAAACGCTTATGGTTGGAATTACTTCTTCCAGTTGTTTGTCCGGGTTTATCTGAAATTCTTTTCTTAAAAATTCTATTGCTTCCATATTATTATCCCCAAGATTATTTGTTTTAGTTTATATGCTGAGTCAGAGTGTGAAAGTCAAGCCTAACTTCATCCTTCGTGAACACCGACAACCAACATCGGGAGGCGATGCAGGTCTTTTAATTGCTCCGGCTCCCACACTCTGGAAATGAACTTGAACTCCGGCATCGATGGATAGTTAATCTCTACCCTGTCAAAACTGACCAATGACAATACAAGTTGCACTTTACGATGGTTTTAAAAACGGAATTCTCATTCAAGTTTCAGCACCATTTGTAATTTCAACGGCTCTCCCCAGTATTGGAGATTACTTTTATGCGTCATTTCAGGAGTTGCTTGAAGATACGTGCCTCTGAAATATCTCACGTAAACAAAATTGCTGCTTTTGGAAATATCAGAGGTTACAATTCCGGTTTCACAAGATACGTCATTCGGATTTTTATGAGCATGTTCGGGAACATATCTCACTTGATCGCCCGGCTGAAATTGATGGTTCAGGATTCTCAATGCTTCGTTTCGGGTTTGTTCAACCATATCTAAAAAGATTGTCATTTCGCCCTCATTGTTTTTTCAAAGTATTTGTGTTCCCAAGCAAGACATTTTTCACGTGAGACGTTTGCGTAAATTGCCTTACCGGATTTCAGAACTTCCCACTTACCGAACTTAGTATTGAACTCCACGTTGGAAAACCTTTTTATTTTCAACTTGCCTAATTTAGCAAGCGGAATCTGTTCTGAATAAAGACAGGTAATAGAACCGTCAGTATTAATGAACAGGTTCATTTCTGCCCTGCTTTCTGTTGCTGCCCGGTCTGCTTATATTCCGCTTTCTTGCTGAAGGATGTTTTCACGCCAAGCTGTTCTTCGATATACTTGGTTGCCTTCGTGCATTCCGCACCGACAAAACCCTTGCCTTCAACAACTACGCTGCCGTCCGGCTTTATTTCCACAACGATTTCTTTTGTCATTTTACATTTTCCCTTTGATTCGTAATTGGATAGATCCGTTCGCTAAGACGCTTCGTGCAACCGTCTGCCCCTTTTGCCGGGCAAGCATTGTGGTATAATGAACGCCATACATTTGAGTTAATTGCGGAACGGCTTTCACAAGTTTTGCACCGTAAGAACTGAAGGTATCATATTCCAACGTATATTTTCCATTCGGAAGTTTCACGACACCGATTTCATAAGTTGCATCGGGAACTCGTATTGCGTGTTCGCATTTGTTAGCGCGTCCATACCATTTATAGGACTTTTGATTTTCTATAAATGTAAAACCCAATTCCTTGCAAGCAGATTTCAATGCTTCAAGGTTATTGATTTCGATTGCTATTTTTGTGATGTGACTCATAAATAATTCGTCCTTGTTTTAATTTATAAAACTATACTATGATTGATATTCTATTTATTCGTTCGCTTAAAATTGCCCCATTTTGAATTAACCAATTGTCTATTAATTTACATCTATTCAGATCCATTTATTCATCCTCCAAGCAGAAATATCTTTTTGCTGGTTGAATCGGTTGCGGTTTTATCTGATTATTATTAAAAGTTTCTTTGCTTGAAATAAACCTTTTAGGTGGACTGGTTTCATTCAATTGTGGAATTCCTGCACGAATCATTTGCTCAACATATTCCGTATGTCGGCAACTTCGATTCCCACCACGTTTGAAAACCCATCCCGGACAATTACAAGATAAAGAATTATCATCCCATCTTTTCACCGTATGAACCTTATCCGATGAATGAGATTTGAATGGATATTCTTCAAGACATACTTTTGTCATTTCTAAACTCATTCTTGTTGAAATCTCCTTGCTGAAGAAACCTGACTTTGTTTTTCTTCGTATTTATAAACTCCTTTTTCAGAAGCATTGATATATTTGCCGGATGCATCTTTGCTCATTTGTAATATTCTGTCCTTACCGCTTACCGTTACCGGAACTATAAACTCTGCTGCTTGCTCCAATGAACAGTTCAAACGAAAGGCAATGTTGCAGCAGTTTTCTATCTCCGCACCCGTCCATCCGGTATCATCCGGGAATTTCTTTTTCTGTGCATCGGTGATATTATATTTCTTCAAATGGATTAACCAGATTTTCAGCTTCGCTTTGGAATCCGGTATGTCGAAGAAGAACGTTCCAAGTGAAAACCGTCTCCGTAATTCAGGCGGCAATGAACCGATAGAATTACAAGTGGCAACGAATAAACATTTACCCTGACTGACAGCATCCACGACCTGCAATGCGCTCCGCAATCTCTGTTCCGATTCACCGACTAACGAACCTTTCATTCCGCCTAAGTCCAATGCGATTGTAGGAATGTTAGACTCATTACCGGTAGCTTTCGCTATTGCACTCTTCCCGGAACCGGCAATCCCGATGAATATAACGCCGGAGGCTTTCTTGTCCTGCATCCAAGTTAATAGGCATCGCAAATAATCTTGAGATACTCCGCTTGAATCGGACTGACTTCCAGCCATTGACTTCTCGCAAATTGTTACTGATGTAAAATCAGGATAGGGCATTTCTGCCTATCTCTCATAATCGCTTATGAGTTCGGACTATATCTTAATCAACATGTAAATTGATTTTCGGCGTGTAGTCTCTGAGGGTTTCCTTTCGGATCTTCCCTGCTGATTGACCGCACCAATACATTTTTACCTTTTGGTAGCATTGGATTCTCGGTTGTTCCAGCATATAGCCGAATTACGAGACCGATTAACTAATCTCGTCAATAAACACGATGCTTCTCGGTGATGAATTTCCTTTGCAGATATTCTGCATAAATGTTTTCGCATTATCATAACCGCCGATATCTTCGAAGGTTTCACCGCCACGCCATACCGATAAGCCCGGAGTCTGTTCAATCATTTTTCTTTTGCGTTCCCATAAACCGATCCGGTCAATCGTAGTTTCTTCGTTTTCCTTTTTGATTGACATCGCAAGAACCTGTTCGGCAGCAAAAGCGGAAAGTCCAAGTAAGGTATCGTGAATTTTTTCCTTGTCTTGGCATTTCTTTATTTTGGCGTCTTTTAAAATCGAATCTACGATAATGGAAACCTCTGCATCGTCCGGCAATGTATCGGTCAATGTAATGACATCATTTTTCAATTCTGCAGGAAGCTGAACCGATGAACATAGCATAATAAGAGTTGCGCCGATTCCTTTTAATATATCCCGCAAATTCCAAGTTGCCTGAAGGACATCTTCAATCTTCCAATATAAATGTGCGTTCTCGAAAAAGATTATCATTCGTTCCGCTTTTTTCCCATCGGAATTGGCAGCAATAATATTCAAGCATTCATGCGGTTGCTTGGTTTCGGCAGCGGTTGTGCTTAATGAGTTGAAATAAGATTTGCCCGGCTCATTCAGCCCTTCTAATCCCCTGCATATATCCCATCTAAGCAGTGGAACTTCGTGTGCCTTGCCGTTCAATTCATTTGTAATATTCAGAATGGTTTGTTGCATATCGGAAGTTTCGATTGCAACAAGTGGCACTCCTGCGCGCCTTACAGATTTGATGCTTATCATTGTAATACTCCCCTTCTTTTTAATTCAATTTTCTTTTGTTGATAAAATACTCGTGCATTCTTTCTGCTCCCAAAATGAAATGGAATACAGAAAAGAAAGATTATATAATTTTGGCGATTCACTTTTTTGAATCGAAGGGGTTTAAAATTTGCTTTTTGCTTTTCCATCTTACGCCTCTTTTTTTATAATGAATGTTTTTAGGTTTCGTCTTGCATTCGGATGCACGATTATTTCGTCTTCATTCCGTCCGGTTACATAAGCAAGGATTCTGTCTTTTTTTACACACGCTTCAAGCAGAATGGCTTCCTTGTGATTGAACCTTGTGGCGAACCATTGAGCGCGTTCCTTGTTCAGCGTCCAAGAAAAGCCGTTCACATTAAGACAATTACAACCGCGATATATTTTAAATCCTTGCGGTAAATCCTTGAATAGCTTTTTATCCTGCGAGTTCATAAAAAAGTGCCTTGTTCGTATATATTTCTTTTCTTTCCTGAACAAAAGCATTTCCCAAATAGGTTTATACTGCCAAGCGGATTCCGTATCAATCCAAATATCTGCAAGCAACTGCCAGTATTCTTTCGGAGATAATTCGTTACAGATTTCAGTAAATGCCGGAAGTCTGAAAGGTCGCTCGTGCCAAAATACAAATCGATGCCAGTCCTTTTCTATCCTGCTTTCTTCCAACCGGAGTTTCTTCTGGCGATATTGCTCATTGCAAAAAGCGTTTAATGCCGAATGATGAGGAACGGAAAAGACAAGGGGGCTTTGAAGAACCTTTCCAAGCGTTTTATTATTATGAAGATAGGGCTTTAGCTCTGGAATCAGTTCTTCCTTCCTGCCAATCAGTTCATCGGTTCGATTGATTTGCGGATTCATTATTTTCATTCTCCGGTTCTATTTTGTATTTATCCCGCCTGATTCTCGTTCCTTGCACCTCCATTTTTTTCTTCCGGGAACGTGCAAGGACTTTGATTGTATAAGGATGGAAGTCCGGCGATGCAATATCTTTTCTTGCTTGCTCTCTTTTGTCCGGGTCAAGTTTCATTATCATTTCTTCGACAACTTGTTTTGCTTCTTCCATCGCAAGATTTTGGAGTTCTTTTAATGTAGACATAGTTAGTATTTAAAAACTGCGTTTATTGTTCGTGGATTTAATATCGATGATGGTTTGGGAATTTTGTTTGTTTCCTGTTTCTTGTTAAAGGCAACTGAGCGTTTCAATGCCAATCTATAAGAGCATATCGGACATTTCTTCGCCCACCTGTTTAACTCGTGCCGACAATTTGGATTCGGGCAGCGTCTTATTTTCTTCGGCTTCCTCATTATTGTTTCCTTTGGCTTCTGTTGCGTGTGGCACTTGTAATCGCTGGAATAAGACTGCTTTCATTTCGTAACAATCTCTTATCTCTGTAAGACTATCTTCTTTGTTGGCGCATTCTCTCGCAAAAAATGCTTTTGTAAGCATTGTATTCAATAAATCTTCATCAGACATCCAATTCCACCGTGCCACACGCTCAGCATCTTTCGAGTTTTCTGCATCTTGGTTTACATTTGTGTTTCCCATAGCTTCTGCTTTCTATTAAGTTTAACATAACCTCGTGCTCAAGCCGATGGAATGAGCATTGGTTCTTAATCCCGTAGAGCAAAACGCTTCTCGGTTTCTCATAATTTTACATTCTGTAGCTTAGGCCTTCCGTGTCCTATCGGTATAAACCATAAAGCCGATGTTTCCTTTTGTTCTTTCAATTCTCTCATATAACCAATAGCTTCTTTTTTCTTATTAAAGCCTTTGCCAAGTCCTTCGGAAATTGTCACTACTCGCCAATGCGTATGCTCAACTATATCATCATTTTGTGTAGGGTTTGCACTCATTTTTTCCTCCATAAGCGTTTTGCCTTTTTATAGGGTTAATTATCCTTTTTAGTACCACGGCTTAGCACGGTACCGTTCTGTGCATTGGATTATCATTCCACATTGAACCGATAATTGCAAGCAGGATTATTAATATTCCGGGATAGGCGTTCATACGAATCTCCCTGTTGGATAATGACGCACATTGGATAATAAATAATTTCTGACGCTTGCAAGATGCCTCTCGGCGAATCCTTTTATCCAGAGCATCGCGATATATTTGCAAGCGAATCCTTTGCAGGTGCTTCCGATTATATTTACATAGTAACCGTTTCCGTCCGGGAAGTGATAGCCGATTTTCATTCCATCGGCATATACATTCTTTTCATCAAAAGTAATTTGATGCAGGGGTTTCGCAACTTTATTATTTTTCATTATTACACCTCTTAGTTGGGAAAGTGAAAGAATAATTATTGTAAATGTGGAACTCGGTTTGCTTTAATGGAAAATAATTTTATCCACGCTTGCTCTTTGACCTTGTTGTATTCTGCCAACGCTTGCTCTGTGACCTTTTTGTATTCTGCCAACGCTTGCTCTGTGACCTTTTTGTATTCTGCCAACGCTTGCTCTTTGACCTTGTTGTATTCTGCCCACGCTGGCTCTGTGACCTTGTTGTATTCTGCCAACGCTGGCTCTGTGACCTTTTTGCATTCTGCCAACGCTGGCTCTGTCAACAGATTAACGAGAGCGTTATCAATCTTACCACATCTTTTAACATGAGAAATAAGACTTCTCGCATTTCCCGCACATTTCTTATAAGTATTCCGTAATATTTTTAATTCTAATTTAGACGGTTCTCCACTTTCAACTGTGAATTTATTCCAAGCGGAAAAATCAGATTCAATCGAAATAATTCTTTCGCCTACAATATTTTCTTTCCATCCGGCTTTTTTGAGTTTTAGAAGATTGTCTTTTACTAAATCAGAGTGACTTCCAATCCCTGAAAGAATAATTCTCTTTGTTCGGTTTTTAACTTTAAAACTTATTAACGATACAATTGTTCCTTGACACATGACTATATCTCCTTTTTTATATGGATTATTTACTATCAAACCCGTTCTTTATTTCTATTGTTACCATTGGAATCGAATTCTGAAATGTTCTGATCTTGCGTTCCAAGTCTTTTATAGACTGAATCCGTTTCAAGGAATCTGCCATTTGTTGTTTAGCATTGAAAAGAAATCCATCTTCTTCTGCTAATGCTTTTTCAATGGCGTTTTGGATTTGCTGAATTTGTTCGTTCATTTTCGGTTTCTCCGTTCTGTATCTTTCTAATGCCCAGTATTCTGGAAGCAGACTTCCTGCCGGGCTATAATATTTTTCATTTGGGAACAATATAACTTTTGCTTTGGTAGGAATTTCATCGTGTTCGGTGAACCGCATAAGTTGTCCGGCCAAAATAAACAACGAATAACTTGATGGATGTCTGTTTGGAAATTCCATTTTATTTTTTTTCTCCTTATAAATAAATTGCATCGGGTTGGAAATCTTTGTATGTGTAAACTATCTTCATTACAATTTCAGGATTTTCTTTCAAGGCGATTTTAAAACACTTTTCACAAATCGGATCGCCTTCAACATCCTGTTTAAGTTTCGATTCTCTACGAAGGTCTCCGCAATAGCAACATTGTTCATAAGATTCTAATTCTATTTCTCGTGCCATCTTACACCTCTTAGTAAATTGTGGTTGGTTGGTTGATTAGAAATGATTTGCTCCGCACAAAGGATTTGAACCTTTGCGGACTTTCAACATCCCAGCTGAAGTTTGCGACCTCTTTATTCTTGCGGAGTTTTAATACGGTGCTAATCCTTCGTTCTTCTTAAAAAAATCTTCTGATGTTTAACCGGACTTATTTGAATTATCCTATGGACTTGCGTTCTTCGGGGCTTTCGTGGATTTTGCCCTGCAAGGTCTTTCATCTCCGGGTCTGCCTAATGGCTGTGCGTTACATCAAAAGAAGGTTTCAATTTAGAAATTGCGGAAGTGCTTTTATTGAAATCTGCTTTTCTGAATCCGTATCGAACTTTGCTACTCGCTTGATTTGGCTTTCGCTACTTTCTCGCTTTCGCTGAACTGCCTTGGTTTGACAGGTTTTGTTCTCTAATTTTCAAAGAACGAAAAGAAACGGCAGAAGGAAGCAATCACTATCAGAGCAACCACGCTTAGATGGGATGACTGCTTTTCTGCCGTCCGAAACAAAGTCTTTATTATGTGATTGTGGTTGCTCATATAACCTATCATAATATATAACTTTTATCTTATAATGTAAAGTACTATTTTGATTATTTTTGATGGTATTTATTAAGGAATATGCTGGTTTTAAGGTATTGACATTAATTCAAGCGTTTCCCATATTTCAGAAGTCTCAAGAAACGAAAGGAAACGAATGGAAGAAACGATCTCAAATCGTATAATTAAAACAGAACTTGTTGAATGGATTTCCGAATTGCATACTTGTAATCAAAAAATGGTTATTTATCTCATACTAAATAAAATTAATGGAAAGATTTATGTTGGTAAGACTTCAAAAGAATTACATTTTCGCATTCAAACACACATTAAAAATATAAAACATAAAAACTTCTTTCTTTATCGTGCTTTTAGAAAATACGGAATTAACAATTTTGTTTGGGCAATTATAGAAAAATGTCAAGATGTAGATTCTTTATCTGCAAGAGAAAAATATTGGATAAGTTATTTTGATTCTGCTAATATGAAAAATGGCTATAATTTAACCTATGGGGGAGAAGGTTGTTCCCCCAATGAAGCCACTAAAAAGAAAATCTCTTTAGCAAATGCGGGAAGAATTTCACCGTTTAGGGGAATATCGACAATTACAGAAAAAGGCAGATTAACTTTATCGCAAAAAATGATTGGGAATAAAAACGGATTAAACAAGATTTGTTCTATTGAAAAGCGCAATAAAATTCGTGCGAGTTTACTTGGTAGAAAGCGTTCAAAAATAGAATGCATGAATATTTCTCGAAGTTTGATTGGAAAGAAAAGAGATCCGAAACAATATGAAAAAGCAAAACAAACAAGAATTTCAAAACAGCCTAAAATTATATGTATTGATTCTGGTGTTATTTACGATAACATAGAAAGCGCAAAGAATCTTTTGAATGTTCGTAGCGTAAATGATATAGTAAGGGTTTGTAGGGGGCAACGTAAACAATATAAAGGAATACACTTTGCCTACGCATGAAATAACGAATAAGATCATTAAATCAGAATTAATTAATTGGAAAAAGTTGTTATGGGCTCAGGGGGAATTGAAAACGCTCACAAAAGAATCCTTCGAGAGACTCAAGCAATCGCTTAGAAACAATTCTTTCATTCAGCCATTTAATGTTTGGCAGGACGGAGAAAGTTTGCAATGCCTTGACGGACATCATAGACAGAAGGCAATGCAAGAGTTAGAAAGCGAGGGTGTGCAAATTCCTGAAATGTTGCCTGCTAATTTCATCGACTGCACCGACATAAAAGAAGCACGTAAGTTCGTTCTAATTTATTCCAGCATTTACGCAAGGGCGACCGATGAAGCGCTTTATGAATTTATTCACAAGAATGAATTAGATTTTGAAATATTAAAACAGGAAATCGACTTACCAGAACTTGACATAGTAAAATTCGAGACTGGATGGATGAAGGATTATAATCCTGAAAACAAAGAAAAGGAAATTTCAGAATTGACTACAGAAAATGAATGTCCATCTTGTGGATATAAATGGTAAAACCTACCGTCATATCAACCTTTGCTGGGGGTGGTGGTTCTTCTCTTGGTTATCATTGGGCTGGGTTTGAAGAACTTCTTGCTATTGAATGGGATAAAAACGCCGTTGAAACACTTCAAGCAAATTTTACTTTTCCCGTCTGGCAAAAGGATATAAATTTAGTAACCGCAGCAGAGATTCTGGAATTTTGTAAATTAAAAATTGGCGAACTTGATGTATTGGATGGCAGTCCGCCATGTCAGGGTTTTTCCACTGCTGGAAAAAGAAACCTGAATGACGATCGGAATAATTTATTTTTAGAGTTTGTCCGCTTAATAAATGGACTTCAACCAAAAGTATTTGTTATGGAAAATGTCTCTGGAATGATTAAGGGTGGCTATAAGGGTAAGTTTAACGACATATTACAAACATTAAAAAATACTGGGTATAACATTAAATGTAAATTGATGAATGCAATGTAGTATGAAGTTCCGCAATCAAGGGAACGATTGATTTTTATTGGTGTAAGAAAAGATTTAAATATTGAACCAAGTTTTCCGAAACAGAATGATAAGGTTATAATGTTCAAGGATGCAGTAAAAAATATAGAAAATAATGAATTGCCCCCTCCATTATCGCCATGCTTTGTTCCTTTTGTTCCGTTATTAAAATATGGTCAATGCGTTCAGGATGTTGGAGGAAAGGGCTTTCAAACGGCAAGGATATATCCCAACCGAGTCTGTCCAACCATTACGAAGATAATCGGGAGCATTGGCTTTGGTTCATTGATTCATCCATCTGAAAATCGGGTATTGTCAGTATCGGAACTAAAAAGGGTCTGTTCATTCCCTGATGATTATAAATTAATCGGTAAATATTCGGATGCAAAAGCTAGACTTGGAAATGCTGTAATGCCTAAAATGATGTATCACATAGCAAAGAACATCAAAGAAAATATTTTAATGATTCCAGAAAATGAATAAGAAACTTCCAGAACATCAAAACCTTGATGAAGTATTAAATAAATTCTTTTCTCGTTATATCCGGCTTCGGGATAGCATTAAAACCACCGGGACGAAAGAATTTTGCATCTGCGTAACCTGCGGAAAGCGGAGAACATTTGAGCAGATCGCTGCCGGGCATTGTTTCGGAAGATCCAAAGCTGGGACAAAATATGAGGAGTCAAATGTAAACGCACAATGTTGGCCTTGTAATGGAGACCGAAAGACGCACGGCAGGCAATACGCTCACGAAATGTATATCAAAATGACTTACGGAGAAGATGAACTGCTCCGGCTGCGGTATTTATCTCAGAAATTGGTAATCCAGCGCCGGGATGATTGGTATCGTGAAAGAATCGATTATTACCGGGGTAAGATAGCGGAGCTGGAAGGGAAATGAAATAGGTCTTCATCGTTAATTGAAAATCTTTCTGGCATAAACTCGTGTGGCATTTTGAAACTTTTTTTATGATTGCAATTATTACATGCTAATCGGATATTTTCAATATCATTGGAATTGCTTCTAAAAAAAGGGATAAAATGATCTAATTTAAAATCCAATAATAATCTATTTTCTTCGTCTGAATTTTTAGGTTTAGTAGATTGTAATCCACAATAAAAACAGGTGTAATTATTATCATCCATAAAAGCAAGTCTTTCAATTTTCGATCTAACTGCTCGACCATCTTTCAGAATTTGCATAAATTTTCTTTCTATATAATCTTATCTTTTATCTTATCTTGTACCTTAATAACAAGTACTTATATATATTATTATATGCAATGCAAACGTAAATGATACAAATGCAACTAAAATATAGCAAAAACTCCAATGAAACGAAACATTTCAAAACATTATTTTTTCAATATTCAAACAGAATTCAGGAAAGTCCGTCCGACCCTCAATTCTTACATGATTATTTTAGCCAATATGCGAAATCATTAAGGAATATTGATATTTTAGTTTTCAAATCACTAATCGACAATGGAATCAAGGGGTTTATGAATAAATCAATAATATGTGGAGATAAAATATGAATGAGTTTATTTACTTTCTGATATTGTTTTACGCCGGGGAGATGTTCTTACTGCTGGCCGTATTCGGAAAAAGACCGAAGAAAAAGGTTCGAATAATCCCTCCGGAGCATCACTTCGTAGCCAAGACTTACATCGGATCGCGGAAATAAACCTCATAAGAATTGACATAACCGAAAAAAAGATTATATTTGTGGCGATTGTTATCGTTCTTTTGGGAGACTATCGGACAAGATGACAAAAAGACTACCGGAGCACCTGAAGACCGAGCTTGATGATTTCGATAAAGAATTATTACGCGCAAAATTAGAGCAACCGCAAGCCACACTCGTTGAACTCGCTGCACGTTACGATAAAAACTTCAAGACAATTTATTTAAGAACTTCTCAGCCCTTATTTCAGCGCACGCTAAAAGAATATCAGAAAGAAGCATTGCAGATTGTTCTGGATGCAAGAACAAAGGCTGCACGTAAATTAGTTAAGCTGATAGATTCTAATTCTGAAAATGTATCTGCTCGAGTCTGCATTGCGATGCTCGCTGATGTATTGCCTTCCGAGAAAGTTGAGATAAACCATAAAGGGCAAATCAATTTAATTTCTTCGATACCGCGCCCGGAATTATCTAAGACTGTCGTAACGGAAGATGCATTGCTTTTGCCATCGAATGGTAATGGAAACGGAGAGCATTGAATAAACTTTGGTTGACATTGATCTGCGTGAATATTATGACCCCTTTAAATATGTTGGTGGCGAACACGTTGAATTCCATAGGTCTCCGGCACGCTATAAACTCATTGGCGGGGCGATGGGCGGAAGTAAAACTTATTCCGGCTGTGCAGAAATTATTGCTTTGTCTGTTCAGTTTCCCGGCAATCGCTGTGCAATACTTCGTAAAACCCGGACAGTTCTCAAGCGCACGACATTGGTTACATTCTTCAACGTCTGCCCTCCTGAAATTATTAGGAATTATAATAAATCCGATTTGGAAGTCACGCTTATTAACGGCTCGGTTATTTTATTTCTTGAAGCTGATGAATCGAAAGACCCGCTGTTTGAAAAACTCAAGTCTCTTGAAATCGGTGCATACTTTATCGATGAAGCATCTGAAGTTGCACGCGGTGCGCATCAGGCACTTGCCGGGCGATTGCGATGGTCGGCAGCAAAAGATAATTTCTACGGCATCCTTGCCTCCAATCCAGAACAATGCTGGCTCAAGGAAGACTTCCCTGTTTGTTCATCCTCCAAACCTAAACAGAATCATGCATTTTTTAAATTTCTTCCGGCTCATAATCCCTTCCTGCCGAAAGATTATATCAATAATTTGCGTTCAGTGCTGGATGCGAATCAGCAGCTTAAATATATCGAAGGCAGTTGGGATATCACTGATGATCCATTGCAGCTTATTCCTTTCACTGCCCTTAAAAATAAGATTGCAACTCAAGAGGAAATTGATAATGCCGTTGGTGAAGAGGCTCTTGGTGTCGATGTCGGTGAACTTGGAAACGATAAAAGCATTTTGGCATTTATGCGTGGCTCGGTTGGCGTTGCAGTTGAACGTTATGAGAAATTACGCATCGATGAAATCTCCGAGATCGTCAAGGCAAGAATCATTGCAAGAAAAATCAATGCTAATAAAGTTGGTATCGATGCAATCGGTGTTGGTGCGGGTGTTTGGGGCAATCTTGTCGGCGCTGGAATACAGGCTCAAAGAATTATCAGCGGTGAAGCAGCATCGAAAGATTATCAGCGATATTTTAAAGAACAGCAATTCGCTAATCTCCGGGCTCAGATGTGGTGGAAGTTGCGGATGGAGGTTCTCGACCAGGAATCAAATATACGCGTGCCTTATATTCAGTCGTTAGTTCAGGACTTGACGGCTCCGAGATATAAGCACGCAAGTGAAAGAAAGATATTAGTGGAACCGAAAGAAGATATTAAGAAAAGAATTGGACGTTCACCGGATGATGGCGATGCTTTTGTGATGGCAAACTTTGTGCGGGACTTTAATATAACGCCGTCATTCTCGGTTTTATTTGGAGTGTAAATGAGCAATGCAAAAGTAACATTGATCAATCCTTGGGGCAAGCTGGAAAATGCTTTAAAGAACTTAGGCGATTATTCCACCGGAAGAGTGGCACGCGATACTCCAAGTGGATACAGTCAAGTGCCTTTATTGTATCGTGCCGTTAGATTGCGCTGCAATATGCTTACGCGTGTTCCGGTTTATATTTACAAAGGCACAAAGCTACTGCCTGAATACGAATATGAGAAAATATTGTCATTGCATGATTTACTTTGGAAGACGGAAGCATCGATATTATTAAAGGGCAACGGGTATATTCTGAAAAATAATAACGACTGGGGATATAACAAAGGCATTCAATGGCTGAATCCTTTTACGGTTCATTCAAAATGGGTGGATGGTGAGTTGTTGTTATGGCAGGAAGTGGACGGCGCTCGTTATCCGAAAGTAGGATTCTGGACGCTTGATGATTTCATTTGGTTCTATGAGTTCAATCCTCGAAGTGATTTCATCGGACTCGCTGCTGCACAGGTAGCATTAACCAATGCACAGATTAGCGGGAACGTCACGCAATTCTTAGCTGACTTTTTTGGATCTGATGCTATACCAATTACAATGGTCATAGCTCCTTCCGGGACAGAACAATCGGAAGTGGATAAACTTGAGGGCTGGTTTAAGAAAAAACTCTCTCAAGCTAAAGCATCGGCTCAGCGTGTTCTTGGATTGCGTGGTGAAGTAAGAGTCGAAACACTGACGAAAGAATTAAAAAGTTATGACTTTGAAAAGATTGATACCCACATCGTAGAAAGCGTATCGGATGCATTTGAGATACCGCAGAGTCTTTTGCGTTCCGGTTCAGGAGCTAACAAGGCGATATCGGATAATGAACGTGAATCATTTATTAATGATACGATTATTCCGAGATGCAAATATTATGAATCGGTTCTCAATCCGTTCCTTGAAGAGTTTGAACAGCGGATAGAATTTGCTCCGCAGGAAATGCCGGAACTGCAAGAGGATGAAGTTGAAAGATCGGATGCATTGAGCAAACTAATCAGCGCCGGAATACCGCTGGATGCAGCACTGGATATTCTCGGATATGATTTATCGAAGGAAGCCAAAGCGTCAATCGATGAAGCCATTAAACTGAAAAAAGAAAAGCAGGAAAAGCAGGATTTGATTGCTGAAAATAGACCGGAAGTTCCTCAGTTGCCTCTCGGTAAGCCGGACATACAGCAGATTAAGTCCGAAGCCGATAAGTGGTTGCGTAAAGCATTGAGTAAAATCAAACTTGAGAACAATGCAAAGGTAGAATTTGTATCTGATATTCTGCCAGTTGAAATGAAAATCGGAATTGATAATCTTCTTGGCTCTGCAAGGTCGGAAGAACACGTAAGAAACATATTCAAAGAAACCTTACAGCATTATGAGGGCAATGGAAATGCCAGATGAAAAAGTAATTGAAATATTTATTCGATATGACGTGCAAGCTGGCAAGATGGATGTTAAAGCTCCATTGCACGATAAGGTCTTATGCTATGGAATGCTCGAGATGGCAAAAGAAATAATCTCAAAGCACGAAATTAAAAAGGAAGTTCCTTTGGTAGTTCCAGTTGGAAATGTATTGAACCTGAAAGCAAATTGAAGTAAGAGGTATCGATATGAAAACAAATCTTAAAGTTGGTGCGCGTCATAATAAACAGGATATGGCGGTGATTGCAAAGGCACACGATGCAGCTTTACAAATTCAGCAACACATGAAAGAACTTGGACACGGATTTGTGCCGGAGAATGACAGTGATGTCGTAAGCGTGGCCGGGGAAACGACAATGAAAACCGATGGACTCGAAGCTGAACATCAGAATAATTCTGGCGAACTGACTACCGTCATTGCTTTGAAAGCTGAAAGCGGTGAGATGGTTCTTGAAGTCTTAGGCGCTCCATTCGGAAGTCCTTACAAAGACGGCAAAGATTCTCAAGGCGATTATTTTGATAAGCGAACAGATATAGGTGAAAAGTATTATCCTGAAATTCCAGCTATCTATGCACACGGATTTAATCCATCGACACGCAAGCAAATGGATAAGCCGGAAATAATCGGCAAAGCAAAATACGATCATCAGGATGAAAACGGTCATTGGTATCATGTTGCGCTCGATAAAACAAGCCAATTTGCTCAGAAGATATGGAATGCTGCCTTAAAAGGATTAGCGAAAGCATCCAGCGGCACGATTGATTATTTAGTCAGGCGTGATGCCGATGGACACTTGAAACGCTGGCATGTTGCAGAGCTTACGCTTGTCGATACATCAGAAGGATTGAACCCGGCAAATCCTTATGCGATAGCAATACCGATGCTGAAGATTGATTATGAATTAGCCGGAATGAAAATTGACATCAAAGAAGATGAACTGAGTCCAGAGGGCGGAGGGAATCTGCCGGATGAAAGTGAATCTCAAAACTCAAACAATAATAATTCAGAAAAAGGAAACGAACTTATGATTACGAAAGAACAAGTTCTCGCCAAAGCAGCGGAACTCGGACTTACGCTCACCGATGCTGAAGTTGATGCGTTGGTTGCAGCGAACAAACTACCGGAAGCACCGGCAGCGGCAAAGACGGCCAGTAATCCTGTTAGCTCTATGCTCGAAAGACTCGGACAGGAAATGCAGGCGGAGCAGGCAAAAGAAGAGGCAAGGCAGAGAGAGGAATCGGAAATCTCTGCAAAGCTCCGTGATCTCGTCAAGAATATCAAACGCAGCGAACCTGCACCCGCCAGTAAATTCGGCGCTCCGGCTCTGAATCTGAAAACCCAACAGGGCGATGATGAACAGAAAGCGTTCTGGAATTATATGCGCACAGGCGACATCGGTGCATATAAGACAACCAGAATTCTGAATGAAGCCGATGATGAACAAGGCGCTGCACTCGTGCCGACAGGTTTCTACAACAAGATTATCGAAAAACGCGATGGCGTTTCCGTTGCACGCGCTGCTGGTGCAATGGTTCTTCAAACCGATCTGAAGGTTGTGAATATCCCGATTGAAAACGAACGGGAATCTGCTCCTGTTCTTACGGCTGAATCCGGTGCTGCTGGTGATGGTGCAACGTCAGTAAGCTATGACGTGAACACAGTCGAGCCGGTGGACACGAAAGCCGTTACGGTGTATAAATACACCCGGATGATAAAGGTATCAGAGGAACTGATAAACGATCAGAAAGCGAATCTGGAAACATTCATCGGCAATCGCTTGGGTCGTGCATTCGGGCTTCTGGAAAATACCATTTGCCTGACGGGCGCGGCTGGTGCGGTAACAAATTCCACAAAGGGCAAGGATGCAACCAATGCGACATCGATCATCGCAGGCGATATTCTCGGTTTGTATTATTCCTTGACACAGCCGTATCGAAACGGTGCTGTGTGGATTATGGAAGGTGCAACAGAAGCTGCTATCCGTCAGTTGACGGGCAGTCCGTTTGCATTCGTGCAAACTCCGCAGGGCAATGCCGGAAATATCGGCATCGAAACACTTGTAGGCAATCAGCGGGTATTTAACGCTGACGATATGCCTTCAATCGGTGCATCTTCGACAGGCAATACCGGACGTTCAATTCTGTTCGGCAATTTCGAGTTCTTCTGCATCGTGGAACGTCAAGGCGTTGCAATCAAGCGATTGAATGAACGCTTTGCTGATGAAGGCATGGTTGGTTTCCTTGCCTCCATTCGTATTGGCTGTGCGGTTACGCAGGCTGAAGCATTCCAGCACCTACTCCATCCGACAGGATAGTCTGAGGGCGGCTTGAATTAAATAATCCCGGAGTGGAGAGATTCGCTCCGGGGTTCTAAGCAGTAAAAGATTAATTTTGTAAAACATAAAGGATTAAACAAAATGAAAAAAATAATTAAATTATTTATTTTGATTGTGTGTTTTGCATTAACTGTGAATGCACAGAGCAACAATCTGAATAAGTCCGTCGCATCGGGGGATTATTTTTCAAGAGACACTTTAACTGCATCGGTGGACACGGCAGATATCGCAACAGGTCAGGCTGGCGTTAATTATTCTCGTTGGGTAATACAAATTTATACTACAACCGGAACGGACACGATCAACGTTTACACAAAAAGTAATGATGGAAAGTATTGGATACAAAGATCATTGCAAGATCAAATTGATAATAGTATTACTTCTAACATTATTGCATCAACAACCGCTAAAGAATATACAGTATTGGATAGCAAGATAAGTACAATAAGACTTGTTTCTGCTTCTGACGATGCTTCAACAACGGTTTTTATTGTGTCTGCTGAATCAGGAGCGGAAATTTCTGGAATAAATTCCATCGATAATATCAAGTCTGATACCGTTTCTATGTCTTTGCCCACCGGCGGAGCGGCTTTACCATTACACGCCATTGGCGATGTAGTGGGGCAAAGTTTGACTGCGGCAAGTTGTCCGTTGCTTAAACTTCCTAACGCGGCAAGAAATACTAACGGCTCTGGTGCGGGATCAGGTGGTTATATTACTCATATCTATGTTGAAGCCGATTCTATTCCCGCTGGGATTATCTTGGCCACGATTATCAAAGACTCTACTGGAATGACTTACATGGCCGATAACGCTGCTTATGCACCTACTTATAATATGGGTAAAAATGTTGTTGATGCAGTTCCATTGAGTTTTACAGCACAAGGCACAAATGGAACTGGAAAAATAATTGCATCGGCGAGTTGTCTAATCCCTTATACTTGTATTGCAGGTTCGCAGGCACTTTACCTACGAATATCATGCATAACAGCGGTGACATTCAAATATGGCGGTTCTTTATTTATCAGGATAACCTATGACCGTAACTAAACTTAAATATTTAATATTGTTATTTCTCTTCGTGCCTTTAATGGCACAGAATACAGCGAAGAAGTATAATACTATTAACAATAGTCAGTATGCTACGAAGTTAGTGCTTGGGAATGCGCAGTATTGGAGAACTAATGCGCCCGGATATGTCCTACCTCAAAAGTTGGATTTGAATGGCCCGGAAACATTGTTTAGTCCGGGTGTCTGTATGACGTTTGATGACGGTACAACCGACTTTATAACTAATGCGCTTCCAGCAATGGTGGCATACGGAATCAAAGGAACGGTATATATAGTATCGGATATTGTTGGTCAAACTGGATATATGACGGTAGCACAATTAACTACAGCGTATAATGCGGGCATTGATTTAGGCAACCACAGTAAAGCACATCTTGACTGGCCTACTCCGTTGACAGAGGCGCAGTATGAAACATCAATCACAACCTGCACCAATGCGTTAGTTGCATGGGGCTTTTCAAGAGCGGCTTATCACTTAGCTTTTCCTTTTGGATTTTATAACGCAGATGTGTTAACTGCTATGGCAGCCACAGGAATACTCACAGGTAGAACGACCAATGCTTATCAACTCAATCCTTTATACTATGGCACTCTTGATACCTTAAATAGTCTTGGTATCGGAACTTCTACCGGCACATTGAGCATGATAAAATATAACATTGAGCTATCTATCCGACAAGGCAAATTTGTTATTCTTTTGGGTCACATTATAGGCGGTAGTGGGCAATTAACTACAGTAGAATTTACAGAACTTTGTCAGTGGATAAACGAAAAGAAGTTTCCAACATATACAATTAGTCAACTTTATACTGCACTTACCGGTGGAGCGAACAATGCAGGGTTTGAAAACAGTATAGGCAATTGGACGGCAGCCGGAACGCATTCAGTTGCACGATCTACGGTAGACAAAAGAACTGGTTTAGGTGCGATGAGAATTATAGCTACGGGAACAGGAGATACAACATCAAATTATGTAAAATTAGACTTTCCTTCTTTGCCATCTTTAACAGTTGGCAATACATATACACTGCAATTTGAAGCACGAACTTCAACCGCGAGTAGAACTGTAACGGCACGAATTGGAGATGTTATGGTAACAAGCGGAACTATCTCAACTGTTGTAGGAACATTCACTCCTGTTATTAAAAACTTTGTTGCAACAAGTTCGACACAAAATAAAGCACTTTATTTATTATGTTCGGCGGCAACAGACACACTTTACATTGACAATATAAGCCTGACGCAAGCGTATGACCTATTGATATATCAAAAAATGAGAATTGATAATACGACTTGGGCAGGATATATGAGCGAAGGAACTTCGACATCTGAGGGAGAATGCGGTTGGAGTATACTGTCAAGACCCGACCGTCCAAATAAAGAACTTTATTTATTAATAAGCGATGGGTGGGGAGAGGGTACAAGTGCATGGAGTCTTAACAATCCATCCGATGGAAACGAGCATGGTATTGTATGGCTCATTGACAAGTCAGATAAGGCTTATTGTTATATGGATGGCGTCACAAATTCAGGAACTTCAATAGTAGCTGAAGGAAGGCAAAGTAGCTCACTCTATCCTCCTTATTTTGATATCGGGGCAAGGTCTAATCTGAGCAGTAACATTGGTTTATTTGGCGAAACTCAAATAGTTAGATTCGATTCATTCCCCACCGACATTGCTTCAATAGCTACACAGATTTCATTACTTAAAAAACCATTACCATCATATAACACCGGAGAAATCGTAGGATGGTGGGACTGGAAACAAGGCGGTTATGATAAAAGTGGAAACGGAAATCATTTAACTAATATAGGTTCTGCCCCGATAGTGAGGGTGAAATAAAGAAAGGAAAACGAAATGATAATTCCAAGAATTGGCGATAGGGTTGAAGTGATAACTTCTTTTGCTGGCGGCACGCTTTCCAAAGGACACGGTGATATAGATATTATTTCGGAAAAAAATATCATCGTTTATGAAGAGATGATCCGCAAGGGATTGGTTAAAATAATTGAGTTCGTAGAGCGAAAGGAAAACGAGAAGAATGAGAATCTTAATGTTCTGTCCGACTACCGAAAGACTGGACGGCAGGATGCTGCTGTCGATGCTGAGTCAGAAACAGGCGGAACCGTTCGACATACTGATAGCGAGGGAAAATCCGCACCTGTTCGGAACTGGCGAGGCAATGCGAAACGTTCAACTGAATTACGAAAAGATGCGCCTGACAGTCCTAAAGATGGGATATGATAAGGCGTGGATTCTGGAAGAAGATATGATAGCTCCAAAAGATGCGCTTAAAAAACTGTTGGAAGTAGATGCGCCCGTTGTTTCAGGATATTATATGCTTCGTCACGGTAATCCATCTTCAAACATATTCTTGGGAATGACCGGAGTCTCAAAAGCAAAAGACTTAGCAAGAATGTATCCTAATGATGAAACGATAGAAACTGTCGGCGGAGCGATGGGATGCTTGCTCTTAGATAGATCGGTATTGGAAAATTGCAGTTTCATTTTAAAAGAGAACTGCGCTCCTGATACAGATTTCATGGCTTGGTGCGTAAGGAATAAAATCAAGCAGATGGCGCGTCTTGATGTTAAGTGCGGACATATTCGGGCGGATGGAAAGGTTCTTTATCCTGACAACACAAATGAAAATGGATGGAGATTAGAAAGTGCATAACTCTGTTTTAAATTACGTTGAATCTAAGGTGAAGCAATACGGGCTTTCAGAATTAAAGACTCTGGAAATTGGTTCGTTGAATGTCAATGGAAGCGTCAGAGGATTGTTCTCAAGTGAACCGGGTAAATATATCGGTCTTGATATGCGGGAAGGAACTGGCGTAGATGTAATTGGAAATGCGCATAATATGATGTTCGATAGTGAAATATTCGATGTCGTTCTTTCGCTTGAGATGCTTGAGCATGATAATAAGTTTTGGTTTTCTCTTTCGGAAATGGAAAGGGTTTTAAAACCAAACGGTTATTTAATTCTTACAGCGAGAGGCAACGGATTCCCTTTACACGGACACCCGGAAGATTATTACAGATTTATGCCGGAATCTTTTAAGGTATTATTTGAACTTGCCGGATGCGAAGTAATTGAGATCATACAAGACCCGCAGCTTGCAGGACTATTCGGAATAGGTAGAAAATGTTCTTAACGATATTAACACGGACATATAAAAGACCTGTGATGTTAGAAATGTGCCGAAGGTCTCTTGATATGCAGACTTGTCAGGATTATGAACAGATTATAATTCGAGACGATGTTGGCATTGGTGTTAATAAAGCAAATATTTTATTAAGAGATCGAAGCGGTGAGGGAGATTATATCTGGATATTCGATGACGATGAATATATAACCAATGAATATTTTGTAAGCATATTAAAAGCGTATGCAATTAAAAACGAACCTGAAGTAATGGTAATTGAATCTTTGCGGGGCAATGAAGGTGTAGTTGGTTCAAATCCTGAAATGAAATTAGGTAACATTGGATTCATAAACGTTGTATGCCGGAAAGATATTTGGGAAAGGTATAAAAGCAATATAGGCGATTGCTATGCAGGAGATTGGCCGTTCATAAAAAGTATGATTGAAGGATGCGTAGTGTTTCATAAGATCGAAGGGCTTATGCTGAAAGCTCAAAGAGTATCAAGAGGGATAGCAGAATGATAAAATATAAATTCTTAGGCGTTGGGGATTCTGTAAGATATGGCGAGGCGGTGAGTGTTCCGCTTGCGATTCCTACACAGGCATTGCAAGAGACCTCCGTCTCGAATGCGTTTCTTAAAAGCATTGATGTGCCGGACGGATATACTTCGCTCGCTTGGATAAAGTTACTGTATAGAAAATCGGCTACCGCAAGCGGTAATGTTAATCTTAAATTTGCCTTTGCACACATTTCCAAGTCCGGTGGCGTGCCTGTTGAGGACGCGGACGCTTACACGCTTTATGCGGTATCGGCAGGAACAGACACCTCATTGATAACAGTTCCAGCGGCAGCTTACAGTGCCTTGACTGCTATGGTAGCGGGTGATGAGTTTTTTCTCTCGGCTTATCGTGATGGAACGAATGTTCTTGATACCTTTGCGGCAGATTTCGAGGTCGCTGGTTTTATAATCGCTTATAATACAACTGAAGCAAGTATTTATAATGATGATTTGGATATCGTTACGCTTGCACAGGTCAAGGACTATATGGGCGTTACTGAAACAACCTATGACGTTCTCTTCGCAAGTTGGATAACAATGATTTCGCAGATGATTGAAAATGTTCTAATGCAGCCAGTGAAACCGATTACAATCGAAGAAATATTGAATGGTGACGGAACATCAAAACTATTTTTAAATAAAGGACGGATAATTGATTTGGTGATCGACCCGGTAACTTCGAGCAAGCTGGACAGTCTTGAATATCGTGATAGTGCCTTAGTGGCTTGGGCAAGGATAATCGAAGATGCAGGATTATATTTCCTTGATCCTCAAAGCAGTTGGTGCATAGAACTTCTGGATAATTATGTATTCACTTCCGGGATAAAAAATATCCGTGTTTATTACAGCGCCGGATTTTCTCCCATCCCTGCCGACATTGTTAAGATGGTTCTGGAAATGATTCAAATTATGTGGGATGAATCAAAGGCGGGGACTAAGCCACGACTTGGCATGGCATCAAAGAGCAGCGGAGGTGTTGGAAGTTCTCTCGGAGATTCGTTCATGGATATGGATGTAAAATGGCAGAAAATTATCAATCGATATAAAAGATTATGCTGAAAATAAATAAACGTCAAGGTTTCGTGCGTGCCTACACTCTAAAAGTGTTTGGCTTCATTCCGGCGTGCGTCAGTTCGTTCCGTGCACTCGGCAGGCATTCTCCTCTCACAGATGCATCCATCCTGAAGAAACGAAAGCCAACGGAGCAATTTTATGAGTCAATCTAAATACGAAGATATAAGAGATTTCCTTGTAGCTGGAGTAACGGCTATCGGATCGGTGAAAAAGGTTTTTGATTCTATGTCAGACCTTAATGACGGTCAGCCCTTTCCAAGAATTGAAGTCCTTAACGGAAACGAATTGCTCTTATGCGAAGATACTAACGGCACGGTGTGGGATTCTACATTCGTTGTGTTCCTGAATGCCTTTGCTTCAGCAGATGAACTGGAAGGCGTTGTGCATGATTTACGGAAATATGTCGTGAGTATTTACAAGTCTCAATTGGTTGGCACAACAAACAGATGGAACATTTTGAAAAAGGATGGTATCAAGATTTCACGTAGTAACTTTCCAATAGTGGAAAAGATTCTTTGGAGTCAGATTCAATTCACTGTTCATAGCAGATTCTTGGATACACAGTTATGATAGATGGTTTTGAGGTAAGAGGGCACTTGCCCCGGTTCAATACAGACCTTTCCAGTGCAATGGAGAGGATTGTTGACAGAATGTATTCTGATTCTATGGGCAGATTTACTTCTTCAGGATATGGAACTTGGGAAGCAACAAGAGAAGGAGAACCGTCAAACTTGGGAGGGAGAGAAGGAAAGATAGCACAGTCTATTAGTAAAACATCTGATGCAGATTCTGCAACGTTGTATTCAATGTATGCAATCCATCAAAGAGGTGGATTGATGATGGTGACAGAAAAAATGAGGTCGTTCTTTTGGGCAAAGTGGTATGAAACAAATGAAGAGAAGTGGAAGTGGATGGCACTGAACAGAGGCGGAGTGATGAAGTTTCCGGTTAGGACTTATTTGACATTCCTTCCGACATTACTTGAATATGCAAAGAGAGAAGTGAGAATGGCAGCAATCACTACAGAAGAAGTTATACTATAAAAAAGGAGATGAGGATGAATGAGCAACAGGTTATAGAAATTGGAGGCAGAGAGTTTGAATTTGCCCGGATCACTTTAGCAAACAATGCCAAGATAATGAGGACAATGAAGAAAGACATTCAATACTTCACAAAAAAGGATTGGATTAGGTTTTGTCGCATTGCTTTGAAAATGAATTTCTTATGGAAGTGGTTTCACATTATGCCAAAAGAATTAGGATGGAACAAGATAGACTTAGCTGTTGCTGGAGGATTACAGGTAGATTTTTTCTCTCGTTACAAGGAAGGACTCGAAAAGGAATTCAAGCGGTTAGAAAGTTTAGGACTTATAAAGCCAAACGAAAAACCGTAAAACCTCCGCCAAGAGAATTTGCAGAAGAGTACTTAGTGCATCAGATGATGAAATTAACAGGAGAAAGCAGAAAAAGTATTTTGAATGATTACACAATGGAAGATGTTGTGATAATAACAGAGTTTGCAGGATATGATGACTGGGTTGACGAACAAAGGATGAAGAAATAATGTCTGATAATGATTTATATATCCGGCTGAAAGCAGAAGGCATTGAAACTTTAGGGCAGCTTCAAGCTAAGATCAAACAGTTGAAGACTGAACTCAAAGGGGTTTCTCTCAATACCAAAGAGTTCACCAGCAAGAAGAGTGAGTTAAAAGGTCTTCAAACTGCTATGAAAGATTTGAATGGCACTGCTGGTGGTTTGCACTCCACTTACTTCAAACTTGGAACTGTCATTCGTCAGGCAACTGTTGCTTTTGGAACTGTTGCTGCGGCAGCTTATTCGTTTTACAAAGTAATTGAGATGGGTGAAAAGTCTGCAAGATTAGAACTGTTACAATCCACATTAAGTCAAATTGCGAGAAAAGATGGAGTTGATTTTGCGAGAGTGATGGGTGATATCGGTAAGGAAACCAATTTTACTCTTTCAAGAATGGAATCTCTGCAATCTGTTATGAAGTTGAGTATGCTTGACATTGATTGGAAGGAGATGCCAAGAATATTGGCTTTTGCAAAAGACAGATCAGATATGCTGGGTATGTCCTTTGAAGAAGTTCTCAACTCATTAGAGAAAGCTGCAATGGGCAGCAAGCGTGCAATGAAGCAATTATTAATTCCTGTTGATGTTGAGCAGTCTGTAAAAGATTATGCCCGGTCTCTTGGTGTTCAGGCAGACGAATTGACAGAAGCAGGAAAACAGCACGCCTTATTTAATGCAATACTTAAAAAAGGAGAAGAGCAACATCTTAATATAAACAAAGCAGCAATGAATCAATTAGACACATATGAGCAACTTAAAGCTGCTTGGAGTGATTTGGGAACATCAGCAGGTATATTGGCTGGTAAATTATCTCCTTTGGTTTCCAAATTAGCAGAAGTTGCAAAGATGTGGAACCTAATGATTCAGGGAGTCTTTGGAGAGAAACAAGAAGAATATATTGAAATTGAAATGCCTTCTGGTGGTGGAAGCACAAGAAACAAACCAGTAGAAATTGATTATAAAAAAGTTGGGGCAAGAAAATTAAAACAATTTGAAGAAGGTCTCAAAGATTTTGAAAGATCATTCAAACAGCAAGAGAAATTACGCGAAGCATTAAGGAAAGCAGCAGACAAAAGAGCGAAAGCAGGAGTAACTGGTTGGAACCGTAGAAAATCTGCTATGAATGAAAGAGGAGAAGGAGTAGGAGGGACAAATCGTGCTGGAGGATCAACTGAAGATGAATCAGAACTTTTCCAAGCTGAAAGATTTTTGAAAAATTATAACAAAGGTCTTTCTGTCCAAGGGCAGATTGTTATGGGACTTGCTGATGGAATTGATGGATTGGCAAACAAATGGTCAAATACTATTATGGGATTAATGCAAGGCACAATGAATATTGGACAGGCTTTCCGTTCTATGGCATCACAGGTCATTGAGTCTTTGGAACAGATAATTGCTAAAATGATAGCAATGAAAATTATTGAGAGTTTAATTGGATTGATAACTGGAGGTGCAGCGGTAGGTGCAGCAGCAGGAGCTTCTTCTGCTGGAAGTTTTATGGGAACTACAATCACTGCACACTCTAAAGGCGGATGGCTGAATGAACCGGTGATAGGGGTTGGAATGTCAAGTGGAAGACTTCACAGCTTTGCTGAAAAACAACCGGAATATATTTCCACAATGAATCAAGCAGGAAGATCATCAAGAGGTGGAATGATGAATATTGCACCTTACATACAATTGATACCAGTGGCAGAAGCTGCACAATTTTCTGTTTTAGTCAAGGTTGGAGATCAACAACGTGCGGATGGCAGGACAATTTAAATGGCAACTTATTTAGTAAATGCTCCAGCAGCTTTAGATTTCAGCATTGTGGCAGTTGATTCTGATAGTGCAAATCAGACTCTTGTGCTAACAAATCTTGCTGGTGGCAGTGGAGATATTCACATCTCTGCCACAACAATGAGCGGAGATTTTAGCATTGTTTCTGGCGGTGGTGCAGCGACAATTGCCGTTGGAGCTACACATAATATTGTTTTGAAGTTTCATCCTACAACAAAAGGAGTTTTACCGGGCATTTTAACAATAACTTCAGATGCCACTGTAAATCCTGTTTATATTTATATGGTAGGCATCGGAGGCGGAAGAGAAGTCCAGTATGCCTTGCCGACAATTTATAATCTGCCTGTTGGAACTGTTAAAGCGTATTTGTATTTGGACTATCGCTATCCAGCCATTACAGTTCCGGCAGGAGTGTCATTCTTGGATGTTGGAGATTTAAAAGAATCTGTTGATGCTCAAGCAGGGACAACAGAAATTGACAATATGAAAATAAAGATTGCAGAAGATTATACGACATATCCAGAGGGTTTTTGGTATAAACTTCTGTATGGCTATCCGGTGGATTATACAGTTGACATTATGTTTGCAACAGTGAATGGAGCAAATGAAGAGTTTTATTTCAGAGGTTCAGTGTTTAGAAAAAACACTTATGCTACAGAAGAGTATTTGAATGTTTTGTCAGCTACACCTACAGACTGGGTGAGAGGTATTGAACTGGAACTGATGTCAGCCTTGACTACATCTAAAAATATATCAATGGGTGACTTGTGCACAATTATCAGAGCTCACTTTACTCAATTCATTCCTCTTGATTATGGTGCAACAACTACACGCAATTATGCAACATTTAAGAGTGTGGTGGCTGCAATAATAGAACTGACTTACGGAGTAGCTTATGATGAGTCTTTGGTAATTAATAATGCAGATGATTTTCAACTTAAGTCAACAGCATTTGGAGCTGATTGGATAAGTTGGATTGATGCTCTGATTCCTTATACTTTCTTTTATACTTACAACCAAGCTCCGCCTCCGCTTGTGCAGTCAAGCGGAACTTATTATGATAGCTATTCCAATGCTTGGGAAATGCTTGCACACATTTGCCAGTCTTGGGGTGCTGTTCCAAAATATTCATTTGGAAATACAAGTGGATTGATTGATGCAACTCCCGCCAATAATAAGCACAGGATTTCTTTCAACTCAAGAGGTTTGTCTGGAAATTTGATAACTATGGATGGTGGCATAACAGAATCAAAAATATGTGCGGAAACCTCACGCAAGGCAAAAAGACTTTTGGTCAATGGAATCTTTCAGACTGCAACAAATATATTCTTTTGGGATGGATTGCTTTACACTCAGGCAGTAGTTGACCCTTGGAGGCAATTTGAAAAGACAATTCAAACTGATTTTTTATCTGGCGGTGCAACTGAATACACTCAACTGTTTCAAGACAATGGAAGTGGAAATTGCACACACTGTGCTTATGTCCGATACTGGAATTATTACACAGGGGCTTATGTAGAGCCGAATGATTATCCAACTGCTTTGTGTCATTATATGTTTTATCGCTTCAGTTATTCGAGGATAGAGTACAAGAGAACTTATGATAGCATAAAAGCTACCAAGAGTGGAAATTCATCTCAAATGTGGCTACAAAATTTAATGCAACATACAATAAATGACGGAGTGACGGAAAGATATTTTTATTCAACCGAGTATTCAAAAAGCTTAAAGAGCAATAAAGCAGATGTTGTATGGATTGAAGCTGGAGATACAACATTGCCATGAAAATAAAATATAAAATATTTAATAACACAAGGAGTAAAACATCATGTCATTAGTCCCCTCGATTGCCAATGAGCTTGTAGATGGTATCGGAAGTTGGAAGATAAAAAATATCGACGATTCCGATGCAGCTTATCATGCTTTGCCTATCATAAAGAATGGCAAGCTGAAACTGACCTCTTTCAAAACGGAAGATAAAACAAAGCAGACAGTTCCAATCAGCTATCTATTGGAAGCATCGGCTGAAATTATGCCTATCCGAACAACGGCAAATTTAATAAAGCTCCTGCCTTTGTTCTCCACAAAGAAAATCGAGCATAAGATTGCTCTGATTGACGGTGGACGTATAATTTCTTCAGCACCTTCCACATCTACTCCAAGTCCCACAAGTTTTGGAGCTATCAAGTGGAAGCTGGTGAGTGACAAGGACATGGATGGAGAAATGTTACTGGAAGTTTCCATCAAACGTAAACTGACAAAAACGGAATACGGACAGATTCTAACTTCTGCCAATACTCCTGCTGATGGCACAGATCCCGGAACGGATGCTTTCCATTTGATTGACAGCTTGACGGAAGCGGACATTGTTCCGGCTGGAATTGCAAAGATTGAATTAGGTGCAGCTGGTGCAGGAACTTATCTTGATGATATTGAAAATTTCCGTAAGGGAATCTTCACAGCAGAGCTTATGTGTTCAGAAGATGGACGTGGAATGTATCGCAATGGTGCTATACATATCAGTCTTGACGCAGAAGGTCTTGAGACTTCTGAGGCTGAAGTTTTGAAGTGGAATGCCATTCAATTCAGAAAGAATGAAGCACGTATTACTTTCACGAATGGAATGGTTTGCACGCTTCCGAACACTGCAAATGACGGACTTGGCATTGCTACTGATTTATTGGTAGAAAAAGACATGGATGACCTAACGGTATTGAAAGTAACTGGTGCAGGAAGAATATTAACCAGCCAGTGGAATGCGTGCTTCGGGGCTTAAATGAGCGAAACAACTTTACGTCTGAAATATAATCTATCTGCTAAGCCAGTCTTAGCAGATAGAGATGGAGAAGCAAAGAATAATTGGGTGAATGGCGGAACTCATATCATCACTGCTTCTTCAACTCACGTAAAAGCAGGGACTAATTCTTATAAGCTTGCTGCTTCGGGGACTGGTGATTTCACAACGAATTATGTTTCTCTCGCTTCTGGGAATAATGCAACATTTGTTTCTGGTAGATCGTATGTAATTTCGCTTTGGGTTTATGCAGTTAGTGCACAAAACTTTCAGATTAAGACCGGAGGCGTAACTTCTGTTGCTTTAACAGCGGCAGCGGGAGTATGGACTCATATCTATCACACTTTTGTTGCAACTTCTGCCACAACAGCATTACAGATAATACTTACTCCTGTTATCGGCACTGCTGATATGTGGTTTGAATTAGACCCTATTTATGAATCTGTTGACATTCCAGTTTTGTCAATCAAAGGAATGTTGGCAGGAGACTGGGTGCAGTTCTATCCTGAAATAATTAACAAGAAATTGGACGGTTCAACAAGCAGTCAATTTAAAGCATTCATTCGTCAGATCAGAGTTGATTGTGCACCTATTGATGACCGAAGTGCTGAAGAGCTTGGAATACTTTATTGGCACTTGGATAATGCTCGTTTAGTTGATTATGGAACTGAAACGGATGTAGTTTGGAGTCCTAAAGATACAGGATACGAGTTGGAATGGATTGACGATTTTCAAAAAGTAAAACGATGGAATGAAGATTTTGACGAGTCTATTGCACGGACTTCGTGGCCAGTATAATGAAAAGAATCCAATGTGCTTGAAACTGCATACTTTAAATATTACGATTCTCTTGGAGCTGTTCACAGTCAGTCTTTTGACATTCTGTCTGTCAAAGGACTTGATGCACCGGATAATATTCAGCTTGTTCCTGACCTCATTTATTTGCTTATGGATGGAAGTAGTAAAACAGAATTCAGAGGATTCCGAAGGATTGTCACTTTTGAATTGGATGCACTCAATTCCCTTGAAGATTATCTTCGGGCATTCCTGCAAGCATCAAATAAAGCAATTGTTTATAAAGGTGGGTGGGTACAGTTACTTAGGACAGAATTGGTTCAAGACAATTCAAATTTCGAGAATGAATGGATCGAAGGATTTGAACATCAGAAAAAATACATTCTTGAACTTGTGGATAAGCACATTTACACAATTTTTCCAGAACCGATTACAATTGTCGATTACATGTATATAAAATTAAAAGTTGAAATATCACAGCCATATGAAACACCGGAAACATTTACCACAAACATTGGCAAACTGTTGACAATGCAGAATGGTGATGATTATCCGCCTATAGACTTATCTGCTTGTGATGTTGCTATTATTTTAAGTTCATATCAAGGTGCAAGCATTAATCAATTTGGAGATACAGTTCAATCGGCAAGTGACATTTCTTTCCAGTTAGGATATGATATGGCTGGAAATCCTTATGCAGATGGAAAATATTACGCTGATATTATTATAGGAGTTCAACCAAAAGTATGAAAAAGATTTTATTTACACTTCTTTTTTGCTTGACTGCAATTGCCAATGCACAAAACAATTATACATTAAGAGCAAATTTCCTTCCTGACTCTTCGTGCAAAAGAGACATAGGAAATGATACTTTGTATTGGGAACATTTATGGGTGTCAGAACTTGAATCCACCGTATTTTCAAAACAATCAATTAATCTTGTTGGTGGATATTTAAGACTTGGGAAGAATTGCGGGGTTATTCAAGGAAAAGTAATACCTCAATCAACTACAATGCGTTTTGAATCCAATATGACAATTGGGGACATTGTTGAGTTAAGAGATGCAGGAAAGCATGAATATGTTAGGATATTATCTCTGCAAGCAGATTATAATTATTATGTTGCACGAAACCTTGACAAGACAGGAGCAGACACTTGGCTCAAAGGCACTCCTTATTCTGTCATTGGTCAAAATGGGAATGGATGGATTGATATAAAATCTTATGACAAAACTGCTATATCAATGTATGCAGTTCACGACACAACTTACAATAATTGGAATGAGATTCTTAGGATCGGAGATTTAAGCGGCAACTGGGGTTACTCTGGCGAACAATATGGAATGGTTGTAGGGTCTTATATGCCTAACTCTTCTTTTATCACAATTGACACTGTGAATGGAATCAGAATCCGCCATAGACCTGCTGTTGGTGTCGTTGCTGATGTATTCAGAGTAGAACCGGATGGAGATGCTTATTTTACAGGCAATGTAACTCTAAGCAATCAAGCGTCAATTACTTTGTCTGGTTTTAATAATGATGCTGGATTTATTACTTCTGCATCTGCTGGAAATCATACTTATTATCAAGCTAACGCTCCGACTGCAAATGAAGGAGATTTCTGGTTTGATACAGATGATTATGCAATGTTTCGTAAAGGTGCTTCAACGTGGAGTAGGGTGTCTGTTTATATGGACGGTTCAGGGCTTTATGCAGGAAGTATAACAGCAGGACAGATAACAAGTGGTTTGATAACTTCTGCCCGAATAGTTGCTGATTCTATAAAGGCAGGAACATTTACAGGATTAACATTCCAGACAGCGGCAAGTGGTCAAAGAATATCAATTAGTTCTGCAACCAATTCCATCTACACATATGATGCGACAGGTTTGGCTGGTTCGTTAAATTCTACAGGTGGATTTGTTTCTCTGACTGCTTATAGTGGGCGATATTTATCTTTAATCGGTGGTAACAATCAATCTTTGTATTTAGACGATAACAGCAATTTAATAAGTACAAGTTGCAATTTTACAGTTGACGGAGTTGTAACTGCAACAGGCGGCAACTCAACAGACTGGAATGAAGCACACGCTAATCAATTAGCATTAGGGACAGGTGCAACAAATGCAGCTTATGGCAATCATAATCATAGTGGAGTTTATGCCCCAGCGGCGGAAGGCGCGACATATAGCAGTCATAGTGCAACATCGGGAAGATATGTTGCAACAAGTTCAGGTGGAAGTCCAACCTCGCAAATGGGGTGGGTTGTATTAACAATAAATGGTGTTGGTTATACTGTATTTACATCGAATTAATAAAGAGGAATAAAATGAAGATTATAATATGCTTAATACTGTTTTCGTCGTTTTGTTTTGCACAAAAACCATCAACAAAAGATACTCTCGTTTGGATGAAGTCAAGTCAAATAAACGAGAATATCAAAAAAGCAAGAGAAGAAATTCAAAAGCAAATAACAATCTTGAAAGAGAATGATTTGCGATATGAAGGACAGCAGATATTCTTAGATGTTGTCTCTGATTCAATTCAAGTCTGGATACGGAAACCGGAGTAATTATGAAAAAGATTCTATTCTTAATGATTTTCTTGCCTTTGATTTTATTGGGGCAAATAAAGCCGATGAATATCCAGTATGATGCAGCAGATTCATCACAGAAAGTATATCCAACTTGGGTTAAGACAGTAATCCCAACGGTTCAAGCCGATTCTAACCTTGTCTATCGTGCATTGTTCAATGCTTACTTAGATTCATTGATGAACAAATACACAAAAGCAGACGTAAGAAGCACTCTAAGAGATAGCTTGCTGAAATATATTCCTTATGCAGATACCTCGAATCTTTATTATAAGAAAGCGATGATTGATGCTCTACTTGCGTATAAATTTGATAAAAGCGATACAACTTTATATTTTAAGGCGGCAATGGTTAATGCATTGCTTGGTTATAAACTTGATAAATCTGATACATCCAATTATATGATGTCAAATATGATCACAGCTTTGTTAGCTTACAAATTCGACAAATCAGATACTACTTTATTTTATCAACGCGGATTCTTGGATGCTTTGTTGTTATTGAAACTTGACAAATCTGATAGCACAAGATGGTACACAACGGCAATGATAAATGCCTTGCTTGCTTATAAAATGGACAAGTCTGATTCAACGCGGTGGTTCACTACTGCAATGGTTAATGCTTTGCTCTCCTACAAGTCTGACAAGTCAGATAGCACGAATTATTTCACAGAGAATATGATAAATGCTTTGTTGTCTTATAAGTTCGACAAGGCAGATACAAATCTTTATTATCCAAAACTTTATTTTGACGCTGCAATGGCTTATAAAATAAACTGGACTGATACTGCAACTACGATAGCCAATAAAATATTTGCAGCTAATACTTACGCAACACTATCAGGTATGTCTGTTTATTATTCAAGAGGAGATACTTCAAGCGGAACAAAAGGTTTCCATTCTCGTGATTATATGACGGCTTGGATGAATCAAAAAGCAGATACGAGTTATGGTAATAGTAAGGCAATGTCAACTTCTTTACTTTCTTATAAAAAGAACACTGCTGATTCTCTCGGTGTAAATGATTATGTCAGAAATTGGAAACTTGGAGAATACTTTCCTATAACTGATTCGAGTTGGTTTTACCGGACGGCAATGATAGATGCTTTATTGAGTTATAGATATTTAAAATCAGATAGCAATTCCGCAACTCTTGGTTTCTATCCAAGAAATTTAATGGATGCTATGTTGCTTCATTATTATACACGTGCAGATTCAAACAGTGCGACATTAGGATTTTATTCAAGGGCTATGATAGATGCTAAGATTGCAGAGATAACGACAGGCGGTGGGATCACTTCTCTCAACGGATTAAATGGGGCAAGCCAAACATTTGCAGTAGATTCTGCTTTCGCTGGTGTGCCGTCTTGGTTCAGCGATGGAACAACTCACACCTTCAGACTTCCGTTTGCAAGATTTTGGAAAAAATCTGAACTTGACACAGCAAACAGATGGCAACCAAAAGGTTTACCATTCGATACAACCAATCGTTGGAATCCTAAAGGACTTCCGTTTGACACTACGAATCGCTGGAATCCGAAGGGTTTACCTTTTGATACCACAAATAGATGGTCTCCTAAAGGAACGTATTTAGCACCGGGTGATACAGCATCACTTTTAGTTAGTAAAAATTATGGAGGCAATCAATACGAAGTCAAAGGAACTGCTGTATTAAAAGCAACTATGCCAACAGTCATAGGAGTAGCGTGTTCTGATGAAACAACTGCCTTGACAGCTTCTACTTCAGTTGCTAAAGTTACTTTTAGAGTGCCTTACGCAATGACAGTGACAGCAGTAAGAGCAAGCGTAACGACAGCTCCGACAGGTGCAACAATACTTGTAGATATTCACGAGTCAGGAACTACGATTTTATCAACAAAAGTTATGATCGATGCAACGGAACTAACATCAACAACAGCAACAACCGGATATGTAATAAGTGATTCAGCTTTAGCCGATGATGCAGAAATAACTGTTTATGCAGATCAGGTAGGTTCAAGTGTCGCAGGGGCAGGGTTAAAGATATGGATAATCGGAACACGAATAGCTCCATGAGAAAATTAATTATATTAATTGCATTTTGTTTCGTAGGATTGCAAGCACAAGATGTGATGATTATGAGATTTAATCCTGTTGCATCTTCTGCCGGGACAGATACAACAAACTGGTATGTTTCAAATACTGGCAATGATGGAGCTACCGGACATTCTACCGATGTGCCGTTACAAACCCTTGCTACTGCATACGCTAAAGCATTGCAACGTGGTGATACTATATTCTTAAAAGCCGGAGATAAATTCAGAGGGAAGATAGCTGTTAATCAATCCGGCACTTCTGATTCTACGATTGTCACTACACGATATGGCGATGGAGCAGATCCGATAGTTGACGGAAGCGAAGTATTTGATACATGGGTTCAAAATGGAAATATTTGGTCAGCTTATACAACTTCGACCATCTACAATGTATTTATTAATGGAGTTCAGCAGGTATTAGCCAGAACACCAAATATCGGCCAATATGGCAATCAGTGGCTTAACTGTGCCACTGGAACAGGAACTACAAAAGTTATTCTTACGGGTCTAAGTGCGTCCGAAGATGCCTTAGTTAATGCTCAATTAGTTATAAGACCGATTAATTGGAGCTATAATATTCGCACAATCCGGTCGAACAAAGACGATAGTGTTTGTGTCTCGTCTGTCTTGGGCTGGACTCCCGCCGCTGGTTATGGTGCGTTTATTCAGGGCTATCCATTGTCGCCTGATTCAGCAGGTGAATGGTGCTATGATGCCGCGCAAGATAGTCTAAGAATTTATTTACCAACCGGAACTACACCTGCTTCATTGACAATCGAAGGTGTAACCCAAGATTACGGAAGTGAAACCGGACAGAGTTATATCACTTTCAGAGATATACAATTCCAGAAACAGGGTCTTGCAGGTATGAATTTCTCCGGCACTCCTGCCTATACTAAAATTGACAGATGCAAAATATATCAGTCTAAGGGAATTGGAATTGAATATGAAGGTGCTGCAACAAATATAGATATTGATAGTATTATAATCCAGAATACTGGGGATATTGGAATAGATGCTTACTCTGTTACCTCTGGTTCAATCACTGAGGATACTTTAAGGTCGATAGGAATTATTGCAGGTTCTTCTGAGCAACCCTTTGGAATCTTAGGTGGAGAGAATTTAGTTTACAATAACAACTATATGGACAGTGTGGGTTACACTGGATATTATTTCCGTTCTCACACATATTCAAGGGGAAATATTGTCAAACATTATGATGCAATTCTTGGAGATGGCGGAGGGTATTATTCGGACAACTCTCATAATATAGTTAATACAAATAGTTTTGCTGAGGATGCTATTAATTTCCTACCCTCAAATGGAAGTCCCGCTTCCAATGGAAGCAAGGATATTTACTTTGACGAGATAACAACCAATTCAAGGGCAGATAGTATTGTTTCGGTTCACGGCAATCAAGGTGCATATTTCCAACGTAATAGTTATCAGGACACATTACGATATGGAATGTTCTATCGTAAGACCGGAGATTTATGGACAGGGGCATTACAATATTATATAGATACAGGCATTCAAGACCCTTACGCCGATGTAATTACTTATAATACCGTCTATAATCGTGGAGATGTAATCACTCCATTATTTTACCACTATGACGCTAACGCAGGGAATGTAAGTATAGGCACGATGGATTATAATACTTATTATAATTCAGATGCTTGGTCAACTCCATTTTTGTTCCAAGACGGCGCAACTACCTTAAGGGCAACATTGGCAGAATGGAGAACTGAAACAGGAGATGAGGCAAATTCAACCTATGCTTTCTATACTTCTACTGCAACGGCAGATTCTTTGTTTAGGAACTACACTAATGCTCCTCAAACTTATACAATTGCAGCGAACACTTGGAAACATCCAGGCACAGGAACTTGGAACTCTACAACACTAATAGTTCCAGCCAAGTATTGTTCGCTTTTAATTTACGATACCAACGCCCCCGGTACAGTTGTAAGAGATACGATAGTAGCCGATGGTAACGATGCAGAGTCAGACAACACCTATGAATATTTAGGTGCAACGTGGATAGGCAAAGAATCCACTACAGACACCTACGAAACCGGATTAAGATTTATGTGCGAAGTTCCGCAAGGTTCAACTATTGATTCTTGTTCGATTGAACTTACTTGTGATTTAAATTCTGGTTGGAATCCTTCTACTGATATTGTAGAAATAGGAATTTCATTAAACGACGAAGCACCGATATTTGTCGAAGCGCATTCACATACCATCTCAACACATCTTGCTACTTTAAGCACTATGATTGAGTGGAGTGGATTTACTACGCCAGCAGCAGATGTTGTATTAACAACGCCTAATCTCGCATCTTTATTGCAACAGGTAGTGGATAGTGAAACTTTTGTTGAAAACAATTACGTTGCTTTTGTATTGAGAGCAAAGACTCCAACAAATAGCCATTACTTTGTATTTCGTGACCTTGCATTATCAGAAGCGGCAAGATTATACATAAGTTACCATTAGCGGATTATGAACTCATACTGAAGGAGAGGGACAATGACAAAGACGAAAATCAAAAAATGCATCGCAGGAGTTTCTGTTGAGAAATGCATCTATAAAAAAGATTCAAATAGACTCAATAGAGAGTTTAATTCAAATAGAAGGCAACATAAAGATTTTCGCGACACTATAACCAGCATGAATAATAATCTCAATAGTTTAATAAGTATTAGACTAAATGGAGATGATAAAACTACTCCTCTTCCAGAAGTTTTAAAGGAAATGTATCACGTGACATTATCGTTACGTAAAACAAATAAACTCAAAGAGGCATTTAATGACTGGAGATTAAACACAAAAGTAGGCAAAGTATTTGAAACTAAAATCGGCAAGATAGCAGGTTCATTTATTTTGTTATGGGTAATATTGAGTTCATTAAATACTTTGGGAATCAAAGGTGTCAATCCGGTTCAAATTATTGAATGGTTAATAACTCATATCAAATTAGGATAACAAGAAAGGCAGACATCATGAACACAAGTAATATTAAAAGCACGCTATCAACTATTGCTGGTATTCTCGGAGCGATAGGTGTGATAATCGGTTCTTTGGGAACACAAGGTATTGCACTTCCTGAATGGGTTTATATTGTAGGTGGAGTTTGTGGCACGGTCTCCATAACATTGATCGGTATTTTACAAGGCAGAAATCCTGATGGAACTGTAAAGACTCCAATACAAGTTTCTGATATAAATACTAAAGCAGCTGAAACAAAACCACCGGAAACAAAATGAATTTAACAAAACATTTCACTCTTGAGGAAATGGTTCATTCTCAAACAGCTTCAAGACTTGGAATAAAGAATGAACCAAATCAGCAGCAAATTGATTCTATGATTCTGCTGTGTCAAAGAATTTTAGAGCCTGTCAGAGTTTATTTCGATAAGTTTGTTATCGTTGACTCTGGCTTTCGGTGTAAAGAATTAAATGATGCAGTGCCAAATAGTTCTAAAACTTCTCAGCACCCATTGGGAGAAGCAGCAGATATTGTTGTTTCTGGCACGTCTGTTTTAGATGTGTTCAATTTCATAAAAGATAATCTTGAATTTGATCAAGTCATCTATGAAATCAAATGGACTCACGTGTCATATAAAAAAGGAAACAACCGGAAACAAATTCTTGAAGCAACTTTTATAAACGGAAAAGTTCACTATAATGAATGGAGGAAAACATGAAAACTGTATTAATAATTCTCGGTCTTGCAATCCTGCTTGTGGGATGTGGCACGATAAAAGAGACAACAACAACGGAAACCATCGGACAAACAATCCCGGCTACAATCATTCACGATACTATTTCAATTCCTGTTGAGCTTCCATTGACTGATGAAAAAACAGACTCAATCGGCAGAGCGTATCTTGAAAAATACTGTAAGGGAGAGGTGAATGTCGATCAAAACGGACTAAAGGCAAGTCTTAAATTCTGGATGTCAACAGCGAAAAGCAAGGATCAATTACTGAATGAAAAAGAAAAGTCTATAATTCAATTAGGATATGAGATTGAAAACAAAGAACGAGAAATTGAGACTATAAAAACCACAACAGAAACAAAGTCCACTCCCGGCAATCTTTGGATATTACTTCATTGTTGGCAATTCCTTATTCCTACTGGTATTATATTTTTTATATTAGGGATGGTTTTTCATGCAAGAACTGAACTTGGCAAAAGGATAATATCATGATAATAACAATGCTCTGGATAATATTCTTAGTCATTAATCTTGTTGCTCTGTTTGACATACTTCAGATGTCAAGTTCAGAATTTAAGTATTGGAAAGCATTGATGAAGGCATTGACAAATGCACCAGAGGAAGTAAAGGTAGAAGTTGCAGAAATTAGAAAGCAAGCCAGTGAAGGAATGTCACAGTCTCAATTCGGAGTTTTGTATATCGCTTTGGCTTTGATGCTTTTAGGAATTACTCTCGAAGGATGGATTGATTACATAACACCTTTCAGGATTTTCTTTTCAGTCCTATTCCTGCATTATTGTGGCTTTGAGGATTTAATTTACTACTTGCTTTCAAGATGGATAAAAATTCCTGAATGGTGGTGGGAAGAAATCATTGACGGTCAGCAACGTGAGACTGTTAATATTTTAGGTTTCCGATTGCCGAAATATTTAAGTCATTTATCTGAAACTCGAAAAGTTTTATGTGTACCTGTTAAGCCGTATTGGATTATTCTTTTTGCCGGAAAGAAAGTAGAGATATACAGATTCATTCTTGGTGTAATTGTAGCTACCGGAATTGTAATTGGTTTATGTTTTATTTAACGGAGGGAGTATGCATTTACATAACTTGCCTTTATTGATATTAATCATTAATTTAATATAGTTTTATGAAGTGCGACTATAATCATAATAATATTAAATTGCAGACAATGGTAACGGATAATTATCCGAAGGTCGCACTTCAAGATTATTCGTTCCATTCGTCTGTAAGGGAATATATTTATGAAAAAAATCATACTGACAAAAGGCAAATTTGCATTGGTGGATGATGAAGATTTTGAATGGCTTAATAAATTTAGTTGGCACTATAGCGATAATGGATATGCTGTTGGTAGAACATCGAAAACGTCAGGGAAGAAATGTATATGGATGCATCGTGAAATATTAGGGACGCCAATCGGAATGGATACAGATCATATCGATATGAATAAATTAAATAACCAGAGGTCAAATCTTCGTATTTGCAGTCGTAGCCAAAATATGATGAATACAAAAAGACAACAAAACAATACCACGGGATTTAGGGGAGTGCGAATATTAAGAGGAAAATCTTTCCAATCATACATTAATATAAATAAAAGACGAATTCATCTTGGCACATTTCCCGATTTAATCTCTGCCGCGAAAGCATATGACGCTAAATCAAAAGAACTGTTTGGTGAATTTGCCTATCTGAATTTGAGGAAATAATCTTATGAAACTTTCCGAAGTAAGACTACATGACTGGATGTTCGATCATACCTCTGATGATTTTGTTCCAAATGCAATTCAATCTATCACACACAGTCCTTTGAATCATGTGAAGTCAGTCTGTGAAATAATTGAACCGACACCGGACGGAATCTTTTTGTGTGAAGCTGTTGCCGAAGGTTTTGTTAAAAGGTCATTGCGTAATTCAACAGGAGAGAAAGACAAATATACAATCGTATCTCGTTATCACGCTGATGGGGTTGGAGGGCAGGAATTAACACCTGAACAAATAAAGAAGATGTCAGAGTGGGATGCTTATTATCTTTCGAGAGGTCTTGGCTATGCTTTTGCTCAATTAGTAGCTTTGGCTTTCTTAAAGCAGGTCAAGAATGATTCCTTTGAAGGCAAATTCTTAGGACACAAATTTGAAGATATTGAAAAAGACATTGAAGTATTTTATCCTTCCTTCATTTGCAGTGAAGCTGCTTACCGAAAAGCCAGTGAATCAGGAATTGCTATTGGAATTTTGAAAGACTCTGCTCATTGGACGCATTATCAAGGCAATGACATTATTCAAAAATATATTCAATGCGGAAAAGATTTACTCAATCCGGTTATTGAAGATTGGATCACACCTCACGATTTATATATGAGTCCTGACATTATCAGGATGGATGAACTTGACTACGGATGGAGGACAAAATGAAACGAATAATTTTAATAGTTGTTATTGCAGTTTCTTTTAATTGTTGTGGAGTTAAAAGTTCAGGAGAAGAAGACCGCAAAAGCATTTCTGATTTGCAGACAAGGATTGTGATGAAAGATTCTGTTATTTCTGCTTACAAAGATTCACTGAAAGATTGCAGAAAGATCAACCAGCAATTAGGACGCTGGCTTAAACGCCAGTAAGCGGGGGCTGGTAACCTCCGTTGCCTCAAAGGGCGGGGTTTTCCTCCGTTCCCTGCCCATCTTATTCCTTGCTTCAATTTAGCGGTGCACAATAAGCAGAATCATAACAAAGACTATCACCGCTGCAAAAAGTGACCAAGCTATTGCCATTCGTAATTTCATTGAAATTCTATTAATCTTTCCTTGCTATCGTATATCCACACTTCGGACATTTCCAAACTTTTTTACCCTCAACAATATCGCGGAGCATTTCAATTAGACACTGCCCGCATCTTACTATCCATGTGTTCATTTCTTTTTCTCTCTCTCTTTTGCATCCATATATAAAAAATACTCAACAGGTATATATAATTTTCCCCTCGAGTAAATACTTTTCCTTCGCTCACGGCATAATTTAAAACTGCTTTTGAGGGAAAGTGAATAACAAATATCAACCCGGCTATTATAAGCCACCAGTATCCGAGTTTTTTGACTATCGGGGTTTTTCTGAAATAAAATAAAAGTGCCAAAGGCAATAAGAATGGTTTGTAGGCTACAGTAATAAGAGAACCTATTGGAAAACAACTTATGTATGCGAGTATTATATGAATATTGCCGTTTATTATTATGGTAGAGAAATTATAAAAATTCAACACAACTACAATCCATCCATACTTAAACTGCATAACTTTATGAGTTAACAACATAAAACAGATTGTTAGCACGCCGATGTAATACAACCACGAATCAGAAATAGGTTTCAAATTTAAAATGGAAAATGTAGGAGCTAACCAGTTACTATACAGCCATCTGATTATAAGGTTACCCTGCCCAGCAAGATAATAAACCTCGAAATCTCCCGGTCTAATTCCCTGTGCCCACCACCACCGGGATGCAAGGTTGGTTGAATAAAGAGCAATGCCTACAATAGCAAGCTGGATAATAACTTCTTTCCAGTCTAAAGTAAACATCCATTTTTCTTCTCGCTGCTTCACTCCTCTTTCCCTTCCTGTCCCATCCCTACACTAAACCAGAGACAGATTGTTGATATGAGTATTGTTTTCATTTATTTCTCCTTCGGTATTAGGATGTAATGAGAGAAGATTCTTGATATTAGATAATCCTTGTATTCCATTTCCATATCTGAACTCCAATCAAGATTCCATATAAACTTTGTAAAGTCCTCTTCCGTCACCTGCTTGGAGAGGTTTTGCCTTAACAACTTAATTTCATCTTTAAGAGAGATAACAAAATCATCTGACCATTCGTAATGAGGTTCAGCTGCATTTCTTCCTGTTTTCTTCTCAAACTCTTTTCTTAATTCTTCCATTTTATTCTCCGTCTCTTAATGGCGACAATCCCTCTTGTCTGCGCTTCATTGCTCTTTTACCATAAACTCGAAACCATACCATAAACATAAAATTAGCAATATCAACAAGATATTCATCTATGAATGCAGATTTCGGTTTTTGCCATACTTCACCTAAATCCACATGGGCGTTCATAAGCAATGTTTTCGTGGTAATTACATTTTCCTTATTCCATCCCTTATAACCTTCACGTTCTTTCTCTGACAAACGTCTTGCCATTGCGTTTGTAAAGTCTCTCAATGCTTCACGAAGTAATTTTTCGCGTATCATTGTTAGTCCACTTTCTCATAGGTCTTTTCAAATATGTCTGACTTGCAGGGATAAAGCTCACCATTCACACCTTGAATAATAAAGTCTCCTTCTTTTGCCAACATATCACCCTCTAATGTTGGAATTGTAAGAGTTCCGGCAGGAATGTCCCATAATATTCCGGTATTGCCACCAAGCTCTTTTTTGATCTCTTCCCATGAACTGTTATTAGCAATCCATTTCACCGCATTGATTACAACTGGTTTCTTTCTATACTTTGACATAGTTACTCCTGATTAAATTCCTCTTTTTGCCATATCTTTCGCTAACAGACTAACATAGGTTGATAAAAATAGATTGGCTTCATCTTGTTTATTATCGGGAATGTAAAGCTCTAAACATTCTTTATACATTTTAATTGCAATTTCTTTCTCTTTCTCCACTCTCTCTAATCGCTGAGAGAGCCATTTGTTAAAACCTACATTCCACGCCAATAAGTCTGCTCGGAACATATCTGCTCTAAATTTATAATCTCGAATATCAGGTTTCTTATCCCCTGACTCTGTGACGTATAACGATTCTAATTCTTGTATTGTCATTGTAACCTCTTCCACTCTGGTTTGGTAGGATATTCATTACAAATACACACCCTATTCCTAAATCGTTCATTGCCTTTCAAATGCTCTGGAAGGTTTGTATCGCTTGTATGGATTTCCACTCTGCAAGGAAAATTTCTATCACACACATTACATTCCCACACCTGAATGATTAAAATTATTGGTTCTGGTTTATTGTTTTTATCGGTTGTTTTTGTATAGTTCATTGTTTTATCTCCCAGTCATTGGCAAGAATACCTATAATTCCCGGATTAGCAGATAGTTTGCCCGCTATTTTGATTATTCTTTTGGGTAGGGGCTTACAGAAAACAAAAACTCCACCTACGACATTAGGAGAAGGATGCACTTTTGTCCATGTCCAATTCTTTTCACATTTCCTTTTGAATGGTTTCCCTGATTTTATAGCTTCTTGTATTAACATTTCTCCTCCAAATTAAAACATTAATCTATAAATATAATTTAGTAATAATATTACTCCGGTAAGAACACCCATTATAATAACAGGTAAAAATCGTGCTATCATACCACCGAGAGTATCTTTTATCATTTCTCCTCCGAGTGATTTGAGTGAGCTTCCCATACTGGACAATTAATGCATAAATCTTCTGCATTTTTATGTGCAGGAGTAAAATGAATGTCATAAACAAATCTTGGGTTATCACATTGCCAGCCTTCATCTCTGGAATTTCTTCCGTGTTTGCAAGTTTTGCAGGTTTTGTATTTCGGGTTCGTCCAACATTTGCAATTTTGCTCATGTATAAGGCATTTATTTTTATCCCAAAAACCACGTCCACAAATTGCCATAAATCTTTTGACTGTTCTTACTTTCATTTTCCCTTACTCTCCAAATACGATTTGATTACAGTGAGAAGATCAGAATTATTTATAGTTCCGAAGTCTTGTTTTTTAAACCATTGGTCAAAATGCCAATATTTTATCTTCTCCATCTCCTGTAGAAGTTGGAGTTGAGATAAAAGTTCTTTGTTCTGGCATAAGGCCAATGCAACATTAGATGCCTTTGCTAATATCAATGCTTTT